TCCGTCGATTCGACCGCAGTGTGTACAATCTCCGATTTATTAGCTTCTTTTTCGCATTGCAATGTATGCGCGCATTTTTTCTTATGCTTACATAATCCAGATCGATATTTAAACTCCTTACCACAAACGCAGTCAAAAGTCGTCGTTTCAACTTCAATGACTTCGATAATTTTGTTATCCATTTTGTTATCCATTTTGTTATCCATGTTATCCATATTATGCTTCCTGGTGGTTAAATGTTGTCTCCAGTTGCTTTTTTTGCTGCATGTAAACGTGCATTTATGACATACATATTCTATTATTTTATTCTGGCATTTTTTGTTATCCATTTTTATCCTATAAATGGATAACAAAAAAAATGCCTAAATCAATTTCCACATTAATATCATATTCTCCCTTACTGAATTGTTTTCTTATGCAGTGAGGCGAGAAATGGCGGTCTTTTTTTGAGAGCCTTTACAATGCGGCATTTTTTCCGTTATCCACTTGTTATCCAATAAAGCTCCGCACCATAAGCTTTTTATATGGTAATATATCTAACAGCATTCGTCGTAAGATATAATGTCATTATAATGTGGATAAATTCAGGCATTTTCCCGTTATCCAAAATGGATAACACCAAAAAATGCCGTTTTTGAGAAATTTTTTCACTTTTTTTCCTTACAATAACAAATAGTTCATCTGCAAATAGTCATTCACTGCATAATGGTGTAAGTGGTATTTTGACGTTTTTTTACTATTTGAAATTTTCGATTTCAAAAATGGACAAGGAAAAAGCATGTCCATTTTTCAAAATCTTAAAATAGAATTGAAAAAAATGCCAAAACGTAACTTGTTTAGAGAAATGTAAGTAAATTGCGAAAACGAATGTGCCAAAAACCTCTTACATATGTAGGGGACCGTTTAAAAATCACTTAGATAACTGTAAGTAAAATATTGGTGATTGCGGAATCACTTGCTTACATAATCAATTACTGACAAAAGAACTTGTTCTTGATCGGTCAGTTTTTGAAAAATCAGGTTTTCATCGAATTTTATCTGTATTATTCGACCCACATGTGTTTTACAGACCACGTGCAGTCCCGTATCGCATAGCTTCCAATCACATATGAGAGCACCATTGGTAAGCAATTTTTCGGGAGACATTTTGTCCAGTTTAGTTAAATTTATCCAACGTATATATGCGCCGTTTCTGAGTGAATCAGCATCACTCATATATCGATATTCTGCTAATTTACTATGCATTAGCTTAAGTACGGTACCACTCAATTGTATTTGTTGTAAAACATCGTTTTTTTCGTGTTTAATTTTACTATTACTCAATTGCATCAAGTATTCATTTTTATCATTATCTAATGCTTTCAATAATTCGTCCATGGTTAATTAATAGTTATATAAATCTCTCTATATAATTATTATAAGTTTTGTGGCATATTACATTGCCCCCTGGTTATTACCTTGATCTTGATTGTGCTAAGGACCTTGATTGCAACGTTAAATCCCTGCGAGTTTTATTTAACGATTTTGAAAAACGAGCACCCTTCTTGCAAGTAAACTTGCTCGTTGATAACCCTTTTTTTTTCAATACATTATTCGTACAAATGGCTACTGTTTTCGAGTCCTTTTTTTCAGAGGGATTGATTTTTTTTATACAGCGACATAATTTAGTTGCTAAAATGTCTTCCGCGACTTCTTGAACTATCTTATATGTAGCAGTTGGTGGCATGTCTATTTTATAATATTTCAAAACCTTCATATAATCCGTTTTTGTAATCTTCATAGAGCAAAACCTAATTTATATTGTATTATATAAAAAAATAATCTATGTTTTTTATAGACAATGAGACAGCACGTGGTTGTATTCGATTTGGACGAAACATTGGGGTTCTTCAGTAGTTTGGGTGTATTGTGTAGCAGTCTTAATATAGTTTTAGACGATAACAGGTATTATCAAAAAAATTTCAACAAGATTATGGATTTATATCCAGAATTTTTGAGACCCGGAATCCTAAATATACTAAAATACTTGAAAACCTCGAAGCGCACGAAAATATGCTCTAAAGTTATTATTTATACAAATAATCAAGGACCTCGCGAATGGACTGTACAAATAAAGGATTATCTTGACAGCAAAATAGATTACAAGTTATTCGATAATATTATTGCAGCATTTAAGGTAAACGGACGTCAAGTTGAACTCGGTAGAACGTCGCATGACAAAAATATCGGCGATTTTATAAATTGCACGAAACTCCCAAGGAATACACAAGTATTTTTTTTAGACGATCAGCCACATATGGGAATGGAAGATAAAAATGTATATTACGTCAACTTGTTTCCATACATATATCATTTAGAATGGACTGATATGATTAATCGTTTTTGGCCTGCATTTAAGCACGAATTAGACGATTCATTTACCAAAGAACAATTCACTTCACGTATGATGGATAGTATAAATAGGTATAACATTAATATTGAAACGAAAAATCCAGACGAGTATGATGCCGAAAGTGTTGTAAGTATGGCAATTATGAAACATTTGAAAGAGTTTTTTTCGGATGTTTCGAGTAGGACACTTCGCCAAAAGGACGATAATAACAAAAATCATAATAAAACGCAGAAAAGGAAGAAACGACAATAATTGCTTATGCGCTTATATTTGCTTATGCGCTTATAATTGCTTATGCACTTATAATTGCTTATGCGCTTATATTTGCTTATGCGCTTATAATTGCTTCTCCGAAAGTAGAGAAAATATTATGCACATCCCCCTTTATCGGTGTTATAAAGGATAGAACTAATTGAGTGATAGTTGTTGTTGTTAATAAAAACATTGCCGATGAAAACACTACACGCTTATCAAATGGTGTCATTTGTGCTGTCCGATAAGGATTAAATCTCCATATTAAAAATAAGGATACATATAATTTAAGAAATCCTTGAAGTTCTTTTAAATATTTCGGCGCAGATGTTGAAATACCTAAAAGTATCAGTGCATATAAAGTATACGATGCGTATAACCCATAGATAAATATTTTTTCATGATGTTTTTTAAAATAAGAAATCATATATAGTATAGATATATTATAGATATATTATAGATATATATATGATTTTGTAAAATTCGACCCAACCAAGTATTAAATACTTGTATTTTGGTACACTCCCAGGGTCCGAGCACTTGCGTCTATCGCATCACAGAATTTCGGCATCCAAAAATAAGGTATAATGCTCCCATACCCATAATAATATTTTTCGAAAATACGTCTATAGTATTTTTGTTCCAATGTAATAGGTGCATTGTCTTTGACTTCATCCACATTGTCATCCATAGGTTCGGTAGAATCGCCCGCAACACGTGATTGAATAATATTGTGCCAAGAATTATTTTCCGAACTTACACCATCGCTAAAAGCCTCCTTTTTCCTCCACAGAATTTCTTGAGGAAGCAATGTAGTATCGTAAATCTCAATGCTTCTTCTCAATAAATATTTTTCCTGACAACCGGCTATATTATGGTTGCGAATATTTACAGGAATCGTCAGGTATGCATGTACGAATGAACGGTCCAAAAATGGGGTACGTGATTCTAATCCATGCGATGAAATACAACGATCTGAACGCAACCCATCAAAATGATGAATATTGGAAAGTAGTCGCTTACATTCATAATCGAATGTCATGGAATCCGGGCAATAGTGAAAATACATATATCCACCAGTTAGTTCGTCGGATCCGTCGCCATTAAAGATGACCTTTGCTTTGGAATGTTTAGAAATATATTTTCCAATTAGATAATTTCCTACACTTGCTCGTACAGTTGTCGTATCATAACTGGAAATAGATTGAATGACCTTTGGTATAGCATTAAAAAACTCTTCTTCACTAACAACAACTTCTGTATGCTTAGAGCCAATATGGTCAGCAACCATTTGTGCATATTTAAAATCCGATGCACCGGACATTCCAATACTATATGTTTCCAAAACGATATCAGATGGCAAGAATTTCTTAACCAATGCAGCAATAAGACTGCTATCCAATCCACCTGAAAGTAAACAAGCAATTGGTCGATCGGTATTTTCAACACGTTTTCTAACAGCCGCACACAAGTTATGATATGTCTGATAATAATGTATATTCATTGGGACGTCTACGTCTAAAGCGGAATCCGGTACAAAATTATAATTCGCTTGAAATTGGAATTCGGCATATTTTTTATTTTTCCGAGTCAAGTTAATAATCCCTTCTTCATCTACGTCAAAACAACTATATGTTCCTGGTTCGAATTGCCCATAATCAGACTCATAATCATGCTCATCGTCAATCAAAAAAGAGAGTTGTTTAAATTCCGACGCGAAACAATGCCCATCCTTATTACTACAATAATACATGGGTCTGACACCAAAAGGATCTCGCGCTGCTATAATTTTCTGTTTTTTAGTATCGAATAAAATAAAGGCGAATACGCCGTCCAAGTTTTGCAACGTATAGTCAATACCATATTTATTATACATATCAATAATAACTTCGCAGTCAGAATGAGTTTTAGGAACAACATCCAATTGTGCATAAAGTTCCTTATAATTGTAAATCTCTCCATTACATATTAATACACAATCGTCCTTTTCCAATGGCTGGTTGGAAATGTCGTCCAGACCATTAATTGCCAATCTGTGAAATCCCAACATCCCATAGTCATAATATTTCATAATAGAATTTTCCGGACCTCGCCCTTTGCCACAATCCCACCCATATAATAATTGCTGTACTAAATCATTCGGAATAGAAAACTGCGACGTTTTTTTTATGAACGAAAATATTCCACACATTATATATTAACACGGTTTTCATTTTATATATGTTATATTGAAATAATTAATATAACCTATGTATATACTAATATGTACGGAGTAATAGATGGTTGTTGTCGACAAGATGATCATCGTGTTCAAGATTTAAATACACGTATATCCAATAGAAATATCCCTTCTGCCCCATTACCGCCACAGTATAGCATTCGCCCCACTTCTACGAAATATGCTACTATGCCGATTTTAGATCAACGCAAGGTAGCAACAGTTCCTGCGAATAATTGCCAAAGCTTTAGCGTAGATACAACATTTAACCCTGGAACAGCGCAAGCTCCGTGGACAGGTTTTGCATCGAATATTCACACAGAATCAGTATTACGTAATCAATTTTTTTCACTTCAACGAGGCGATCAAGGAGTTTATATACCTTCGTCTAATAGCGACTTGTATAAAGTGGAAGTGTCCAGTAAGCCTATGAATCAGCCCTTTCCCGGTCTTTTCGAGAGTACTCAATTCGAACCCTTTAACCCCAATAAAGAAGATGTAGGAAAGCAGCTTTTTCAAAACTCTACACGTACACAATTAAATGATGAATAATAAATTTAGTATACAATACAATATATCATATCACAATATAATATAATGGAAGAAGTATATGACTATGCTATTATAGGTTGTGGTATTACAGGAGCATATTTAGGATACAAATTAAACATGTTATGTCCTAATAAAAAATTCTTATTTATTGAGAAAAAAAATTATATAGGAGGTCGCTTATTATCTATAGATGGTCCACGTAATGATAATAATGTGAAATGCGAATTGGGTGGTATGCGTCATTTTCCGTGTATACAGCCAAAAGTTACAGCATTAGCAAAAGAATTAAATGTAGAATCATCTGAATTTCCTGAAAATGTAGATAGTAATATAATTCAATTGCGAAGCAAAACAATGCCCAATGATGAATTAAGTTTTACAGAAACATATTTTGATGACACTACAGTTGCTTTATTTGGGAAAGTAAATGAAATTATATTAAAACTATTAGAGGATCAAGGGTTTACTGATCTTGATTATGCATTACGTACAGAAAAAGGTAGAAGAGAATTATTTGCAAATGAATTTTTAGCAAATTCAGATGTACAAAGTACGCTCTTAAAACCTGATGGATTAAATATGGAAGAGTTTCTAGCATATCAAGCTGTCGTAAACTATGATAACTTTTTTGAAATATCATTGTGTGATGCAATTGGTATTATTGAAAATTTAGCTTTAGGTGGTACAGCTACATGTGAACAAAAATTTATGGATGGAGGATATAATTTATTAGCAAAAAACTGCATTCAAAAAATGAAAAACACAAATCCAAATGTAGATATTTTATTAAATAGCAAATTAACAAGCTTTAACGAAAACGGACACCCTATATCATTAAACGTAGAATCAAATAATAATATGAAAAAATATAAAACAAAACAATTGTTTTTATGTGTAGCTTATAATGATATTCAAAATGTCGTAAATATGCCAACTACGTTTATAAGCGATCTTAATAGTAATTTAATTAAACTCCCATTATTGAAAATATTTCTTACATTTCCAAACCCTTTTTTAAAATCAGAAAAATTCGATATTAAAAAGGGCAGAAATAAATGTTCAAATAAATTGAATCAAGTATGGGTATATAATGATGATCCTGATAATTATACATTGATGATATATGCCATAAATACCAATGCAAATTACTGGTTAAATATGCTTCCATCAAAAGAGCAAATAACATTTGTAAAAGCTGAGGAAAAATATGACACGGCTTTAAATAATATATATTATTTATTATCACAATCATTCGATATTAGTATTGAATCAATTCCTCAAGCTAAGAAAATATCTTATATGTATTGGAATAATGGTGCCGCTTTTTGGAATGCAAGGAATAAAACGACGTATAATACTAATAGAGATTTAACAAAGACACAAGTTGAATTATTTCATCCATTTGATAGTAAAAAAATTGTTTACTTAAACAATGATATTTCATTTAATCAAGGATGGGTAGAGGGGAGTTTAGAAATTGTAGATACTTATTTACAAGATTATAAATGTAGTAAAGAATCTCATAAATCCAATAATTTATTGAACTCCTCTATGAATTTATTTAAACGTTTAATTTAATATGATAAATTGTGAATATTTTTATAATTTATCATTTTAATGAATACTATTGATAAGCTAACAATGAATTATATGTCGAACAAAATATATAATGAACATGTAATTTCTCAGGATAAATCATCAGACGACTCATTGGTATACTACGCCGAAGAGAGATTTTATAAAAAAAGACTATATTTATTGTATAAGAATTTATTCAAAAAAGATGAAATAAAAAATAAGTCAGTAATACTTGCGTTTGAGAAGTTTAACAAAGCTGCCATTGAATACTTGAAACAAGAAGATAGAACATCTATTATACAAAAAGAATTAGGCAATACAAAAATGAATATGAATATGGATAAATCAGTTAGTTTTGAAGATTCTCTCGATATACCATTAGAAGATTCGAATAGTGCAGAGAATATAGAGCGAGATCAATTGGCTTTTCAAAACAACAATAATATCAAGTCGTGTACTTTAGACAATTATGTTATAAAAAATACTCATGTAAATAAAAAACCGCCTCGCCCTCCACCACAAAAGATTAAGGTCCGATTGAAAAGTAAAGAATTGAGAAACAAGGATGTTCCGAAAAAGAAAAATATAGGTAATAAATATGAAGAGTCGCCGAAACCAAAAGACAATATCCAAGATAAAAAAACATAAAAACACAATGAAAAAATCACATTGTGCACCAGACGCGAATAATCCGAATAGTTCAACGTGTTATTCCAATAAGAAATTGATGAAATTGCGCAATTATTGGAATGCTCGCCACCCTGATGCAAAAATAAAAACCCATGACTCGCAAAAAATATGGCACGAACTGCGAAAAAATATGAGTGGAACATGCAATACGGAGCAATGTTGGTTGAAGCAGCAATTTGTGTCCGACACGGGGGATAGTGATTTATTAAATTATACGTTCGCACCAGAGTCTCCACAAGCATGGCGAACAAATCCCAACGAGTGGCTAAATAGTACTGATATAGAAAATGTAATGCGTCAATATGAGCACGCATATCCATGTTTTCAATTTTTAGGCCCAAGTCCCATTGATTTCGATAAAAAGCAAAGCAAAACGAAATGTGTGTGGGATGAGCTGTGCAACTTTGATTTAAAGGCTCATCTATACAAAGGATGTAATAAAATCGGTATAATATTTAATACTGATCCTCATTACAAGTCGGGTTCACATTGGATTTCACTTTTTATAAATACGAAACGTGGATATGTATATTTTTTTGATAGTGTGGGAGATCCTGCCCCCAAGGAAGTGAATCAATTGATAGATCGGATCATTGATCAATCTAAAGAACAAGGTATTGAAATGGCGCGATTGGACAATAAAACGCGCCATCAGAGATCAAATACAGAGTGTGGTATGTATAGTTTGTATTTTATTATTCAATCTCTTAAAGATATTCATCCGGAAAAAAAAATGAGCGAACGTATTCCAGACAAAGAAATGGAACGTTTTAGAGAAATTTACTTTAATCCGTCGCATCAACTATAATTGGTAATTCATTTTGCAAAATAAATATTAAACAATATTGGTTATTATTTATTATACAATGGATTTTCTTGGAAATGAAAATAAATCTCTATTATGGAGTGTATTGCAGGAAAGTGATGTATTTCAAAATATCCCGAACAATAGATTTGACGATATACGAGCCACATTTGACAAGGTTTTAAATAATTATAATCAAAATAGTAATTCGTCTTCTATAAAACAGGACATGGTTAGTATGAACAAGGAGGTAATACCCATTTTGTTAAATAAAATTAATTCGATTTCTACTTCTACGTCAGATGTCAAATCAAGTCAGAAAAAATTAGAGGTAGTGTATCGTGCCGAAGACATGCGTGTTGAGGATGTACATAAAAAACGTGCAGAAGAATTCAATACTAAGATTCAAGAACAGCAAACGAATATGAATGAGCTTTTGCAACCTAAAAAGCCGAAAGAAGTGTCTTTTGCTGACAATAAAGAAGATAAACCGCTTGGTGGCGACATGGAGAGACTAATTCAAGATATGCTTACATCACGTGAACGCGAATTAGAAACAATATCTGCAACACAGGGTGATATTAATGATGCTAAAAAATGGATTGGCACGAGTGAAACTACTGAGAAAAAAATACCCATTAATGAAGGGCGTGTTTTAGAAGGACATATTAAAGAAATCCAAGTTTTAGAAAGTATAGATTCACAAGATGAAAATATAACAAGTACAAGTATAACAGATACGAGAATAATACCAAAGAATAACGATATCATGTCAAAATTTAAGAAAAAGGACCCATATAGAGAAGTCATGGATGAATTAAAAGTATTGAAAGGTAATCAGGGGGAAATGATGACTCTTCTGGAAAAAATATTCATTATGTTAGAAAAAGACTTTACTGATGAATAAAATAAAAGAAATAGTTTATTTTAGCCATATTTTATACGACAGCGCGTAAATAAAAATATTTATTCTATATATAACCATGGCATGGATTGATGAAATCAAAAAAGCTCTCAAGGCAAACCCTGGAAAATCTGTTGCTGACATTATTCCTATTGCACAGAAAAGTTATGCAGAATCAAAAGCCAAGATGTCGAGTAGTTTAGGTGTGAGTGCAAAACCTGCTACCAGAAAGCGTACAAGACGCGCAAAGAGCGCAAAGAAGGGTACAAAGAAGGTGGGTGCAAAGAAAGGCACCAAGAAGGGTGCAAAGAAGGGTGCAAAGAAAGGTGCAAAGAAAGGTGCAAAGAAAACTCGCCGTAGAAAAGGTAAAAAGGGTGCAAAGAAGGGGGGTAAATGTGGTGCTTGTCCACAAGCACCTGTACCTGCATAAATGTAATAAATATAATAAAAAATGAAATCCATATTTTAATATTTTAATATATTTATATAAGTAAAATGAGAAGCAATTGGTATCCCATGTGTGATTATAAAAAGTTGGTTGGTTCAGTATTAAAGAAAACTGATGAGGAAGGAAATATAACTGAAGTAAAGATTACTGGGTATGAGATGGATTATGACGACATATTTCGCCAGACAGATGGCCATGCAGGATTTTTAATCCACACAATTACTCTCAGTGATGGAAATACATTTACATTCAACCGTATTATAGAGTTATTCAATAAATACGGTGAATTGATTCAATCATAACTGCATATTATATTGCATTTATGATTTATACTATAGTAAAGTTTTATTCAAAGGTGTATGTTATAGTTTAATTCTTTCGAACTTAAATTTTTTTCCCATTTGTATCAATTTTCCTACAACAATAGGATTCGCACCCGTTTCTTGTGCAACGCGGAAACTCTCAATGTCGTAAATTTCCATCGTCTTTTTATTTCGAGCATATTCCTTGCCTTCCATTTTAATAACATCTACTTCGCGTTCCATAAATTTTTCATTCACATGTGATACTGTGTCCGATTCTTCGTTAGTAATAGATGGCCTATATGAAAATGCCTTTTCGTTGGGTTTACCGAAAGAGAAGCATTGCAGTTTTTCACTCGAGCCACTGGTAGCATGTATGGAACAATCAATAGAAGCCTCTTTCACAGCAGTCAACAATTTTTTAGCAATGTTCTCTTTTAGTGTGGAAATTTCATACAATGATTCATCTGTAGTAATGGGCGTTTGTTTATCTATTTTACTCCTATCTTTTACTCGCAATTCAACCGCTTCTTCGCTGGTTTTCTGCCTTTCACTTAGGGTTGCAATATATAGAAATACATTTACTGTTCGCAATTCTTCAGGCAAGTCTTCATGACTACATATACGTTTCGCACGACCGATAACTTGTTCTACACGCACAGGATGCCAATATGGTTCAGTAATATGCACATATCTTACATTGCGAAGTGAAATTCCCTCTGCACCAGAAGCGGTAATCATAAACACTTTGATAATTTCCCCCATAAAATTGTTAGCGGAAATAGGTTTTAATACACTCACAAGGCTGTCTGGTACCCCGGTCCAATTAGAATTAAAAATATTTCGGACAATTTCCTTTTCATCTGCATCTTCCGTACCGGTATATAGTACGAACATGGGTTTTCCAAGATCACTTTCTCGACGATCCAATGACCAAGTACCCTGAGTATCTTTTTTGATACGAAACTGTGCGAAACCATTCGCTTCCAAAATAAGTTTGAAAATACCGATACCCTCAAGGGTTCTAAATTGACTGTATACTAAACTACACCCTTGATGTTCTGGATCTTGTATATTTTCCAACATGGTAAGAAATTTCGGACTATATTTCTGTAGATCAGTGGGTGAGAAATAAGACGCACTATTTTCCTTCATGTTCTGCAATGCGGATTTAATAAGCGCATCGTAAGAGAAATCCATCTCAACACCATCCTGTGTGTGTTTAAGATCAAGATAACGATCATATTGTTTTTTATTATCGCCATCAATTAAATATTCATATGCCCCCTGAATCTCTCTCATTTTGACGTCATCGGTTGCGTGTTTTGTTGCAAGAGCTTTGTACGCCTTTTTAATTTCGGAAACAGAACTCTTATTTTCTATAGCTAATAGTTTATAATAATTGAAATCATCTGCTTCATATGTTCCGTCGGGATTATCTAATCTCTCTTCCATGGTCGCAGCATCCAACATATCCTCATTCAAAGAGAGTGATAATTCTTGCAATGACTTGCTCTCGGACGGTTTAGGTCGTTTCATCGTTTCCGGAAAAACGAAATTGCAGGCTGCACGTGAGAAAATCCTATACGTAGAGACTGAATCTTCATATAATTCAGCGACTGGTTTCAATGCCTTTTTCTTTCGATTACGTGATTCTAATTCGCGCTCTTCAATGCGTTCTTTTTCATACAATGAGAATTGATAATCACTCATAGGAACTTTTATTACATGTAGATCGGTCGTTTTATCGAATCGAGGCATAAGCTGTTCCTGAGCACTTCTAAAATAAGAAGTGAGGCCCACAATACGGCGTTTGAATAAATTGGCGTTTTTCACATTACCCTTGTCGTCGATAAAATAAGAATTGAATCCATCCATTGTATCTGGAAGAGCCTTGTATAATTCCACTTTAATGCCACTTGTCAAAATAGCGATATCGTTCTTTAGGAGAATACCCGCGATGATTTTTTCAAAATATTCGTCGCTGACATTTCCGCGTTCATCTACTTTCGCTTGTGATACACCTATATATTTTTCGGACCGCTTTTTATTAATAAAACCGAATGGGTTGCGCGTAACGGTGAGAATTTTAAGAGAAGGTTTATATTCAATCTGATCCATAACACTTACTCCTGCAAACATGTCTGTAATGGTGGTTTTTGAGACTGTTTTTGTCGTTTTAATATTGAGTGGAAAGTTCCATGTTTTAATATACCCGCGTAAAATATTGAATAAAATACCAAGTTCGTTGGGATAATTAATCATAGGAGTTCCCGTTAAAAAAACAATCTTGACGTTTTCGGCCGCCATTAAGTATTCGTATAATTTATACGAAAGTGAATCGGGTTTTTTCAATTTATTTACGATACGACTTACGAAATTATGCGCTTCGTCAACGATGATGACTTTATTATCAAAGGGATTTATTCTATAGTTCAGCGACAAGTCGCGCAGATGACCAATTCGCATGCCATTATAATTGATAAATTGATACTTGTTGCGTATCATTTCGTTTATTTGAGAATCAATATTATTTTTGTATTCCGTATCCAGACCTTCGAAATTGGACGGTTTAACGACATTTACCAACCATGCGCCTCCGCGTCGGCGGATGTAATCCTCGGACAACTGCAGCATGCGACTTAATTCGGAAATAAGTTGTTCATTTTTACCCACTTGGACGAACTCCCAAAACTGGTTTTTTTTGTATATGTGATCGCCGCATTTTTTCAACTCTTCAATATAATTACGGCGTAATGAAGCTGGTGTCATGACAATAACTTGTTTATCGGTTTTCAGACCCTCGGCTATAGCAATAGACGAGCAAGTTTTTCCTGAACCAAGACCATGATACAATAATAAACCTCTATAGGGTGTATATATTGATAAATAATCGCGAACAATTTTTTGATGTGTCATGATACGAAATTCTTCACTGCGTTTGTCTGAGCAACTAATTTGTTGGGTAAGATCGCCCAGTTCGGTTTTGTATTTAGAAAAGAGTGTATTAATGAAATTGACGAATATCTCTCTATTATTCAAGTAATAGGCTGATGCGCGAATGATTTCATTTCTCTTCTTAGGTAATCGTTTTACAGTTTCCGTGTCGCCGATTTGAATCATAGTCATTGGGCCTTCCGCGATAACGGTTTTGGATGGTTGTGGTGTAATGCGTTTACCTGAAATAGATGCACTGTCGGGTGCCTCAGGCGCACTCGGCGCACCTTGCATACCTTGCTCATCGATTTCAATACCGATGACTTCATCTGTAATGCGAACGCGTTTCTTTGTTTTCCTTGAAGCGTTATTTGAAGCATTCTTTGAAGCATTCTTTGAAGCAGGTTTTGAAGCATCTTGTTGTAAAGGAGTACTTGCCGGTGGTTCGTCTGATATCTCTAACATGGGTGCCAATCTATCGATTTCACCAACCGGTTTCTTTTTTCGTGTTTTAAATGCGGTGGAAATGCGTGATAAAAAAAGATTTCTGTCAAGTGCATTATCCTTTGAATTATCAGTGATAATTAATTCAAATGTTAAATCATCTTTTTTTTTGGCAATAGGTTTTGCTTTGAGCTTTTCTAAAATGGATGTTTTTGCAGACATGGTTCTTATATAAAATTAATATTATATATTATTCTCTTTTACTGAAAAAAGACAATAATTATATTTTTTACATTATACTTGTTGCACTATACTTGTTGCACTATACTTGTTGCACTATACTTGTTGCACTATACTTGTTGCACTATACTGGGCTCTTGCTACACAATTTATATGCTTTAAGGCATGCCAACTGTTCGGCCTTCTTTTTAACCTTGTGTGTTCCGGTTCCAAAAATAATAAATACATTTCCGATTTGTTCGTACAGATTTTGAATGTCCTGAAGTGAATTGAAATTTTCATATGGTATCGCATTTGCGGGGTTCATTTCATAAATCTGTGCTCCTAAACATAAATAAACACCCATAGTATACCCATCGTCTGAGTCATTGTTAATTTCAATATAGTCGGGGGTTGTTTTGAATTCCTTTTGAATAATAACCTGAAATAGATTTTTGAAATTGTCCTGGCTTCTTATAATGGTATCCCAATCAACGTGTTTTTCGAAAATGTTTTCAATAAATATCTGGGCCATTTGAAACCCTGGTCCAGTAACAAATACATTATCAAACCATTTATCGTCATCGTGAATTTCAATCTTGTTAAAGTCTAAAAATAATGCTCCTAAAAATGCTTCAAAAAGGCAGCCAAGTTTTTTATGGGACATACGAGTTCCTTTTTCTTCAGCATGTCGTGAAATTAGCAGCCATTTGTGAAGACCCATTTCTTGTGCAAGAGCTCCGATTGCTTCATTTTTCACCAACTTGATTTTATTTTCAGTCATAAACCCTTCATTTTCTTTAGGAAAACGGCGATACAAGTAATATTTTGTAATACATTCCAATACACCATCTCCGAGAAATTCGAGACGTTCATTGGACTTGGTCTTAAGAGACAAACAATTATCTGGTTGTTCTGTTATAGTAATATTTTCTTGCTCATTTAGCAAATATGGACGTTTCATATAAGATTTATGTACAAAGGCTCGCTTGTATAAATTAATATTATGAATTTTAGAAGGAATTCCATATTTCGACAATATATTTTCTACATCTCGAACTGAAATATCAATATTTTGTGGATTGTAAGGATTAAATATAAGTCCTTCATCTGAAGAAACTATATCTATGTCGTGTTTTATCAATTTAGATACATCTTCCTTGTCGTATTCGTTATAATCTTCAGCGTCGCTCATCAAGTAATATTCTATAACTATAGATGTATTATTCTAAATCAATTTTTAAAATTATCTTTCGGTATAGTATAAACTATGGTTCTTATGAGTGCAGGAAAAAAAGCGCGCAATGTCGCAAGTATTGCAAATAGCACATGTATTTATGGCAGCATGGGTGGTTCACCACCAAATGTTGGAAATAACACGAATATGGGTGTTTATAATGCCATTCGAACACGTGGAGGAAAAGGTATTCCCGCTCCTTATCAGAAGTGTGGACCCAAAACAATCGACTACTTGAAAAAGAACAATCTTCTTTCCATCAACCCTGCCGGATCTGGTGGAATTAGTCGCATGTTTAGTTATTACTAATCATCATAAATAACATAAATAACATATTATAATAAAATATTCACGTTTATTATAATGCCTCAAAGAAACGGATATAGAAGTAGTCGCGGACGCTCAGCAATTGCTCGACGAGCAACATTCGGTGGTCCAAGTGGTACCAATGGTATCATGCCAAGTGTTTTAGTAAAAACAAGCACTGGTGAAATTGTTCGAACCGCATATTTTGGTGGTATGAAAAAGGGTGGCGCCGCACCAAGTGCAACTGGTTTTATGACACCAAGTAATAGAGGTAATCGTCCTTCTGCACCCGCCCTTTTGCCTAATTATTTATTTAAGATGACACAATATCAATCTCGTGCGGGTGGTTATTCTGGTATGGGTGGACCCATGCTTTAAACATTCGTGATAATATAAATTATAAATTATAAATTATAAATATAATCTATACAATATCATTATGGAATGTAAAAACCCCCTCGGAAAAACATATGTATTATACCCAGACCAATGTAAGTTAATTTACAATATGTCTTATTTGTCGCTTGGGGCATCTATATATGCTATATACAATGGGCAATATTTGCTCGCATGTTGTTCGGGTGGCGTATTTATTACTTCAATATCTTATTGGGAAAATCCATTATTCGATTCACCCAGAAGATATATTGATATAGCTTATCTTTCAATAGCTTTATTCTATCAATTATATCGCGCATACTCATCTCAATATATGGTATTTTATTATACAATTATGATGTTTTCTATTAGTTTTTACCCATTAGGATACTATTATTATAATAAAGGCCTGTATTGGGAATCTACATATGCTCAATGCATGATACATATTTTATCTAATATTGCAAATATTATTTTATATTCGAGTCAATTTGATACCATTGAAGAATTGCCGAAAATATAATATATATAATTTATTACTTTTGAAACCATTTAATAAGTATTTTATATGATTCATATAAAATGCGTATTGAAATAGATGTGCGTGAAAAGGAATTGATTGATATATTGAAAGTGGTGAATTCTATGAACGGAACTCACGAAATAATCACAAAGGCTCTCCCAATAGGTGATATTATTATATATGATGACGAAGGTAATGAAAGAATAATAATAGAACGTAAATCTCTCTATGATTTAGCTTCAAGTATAAAAGATGGTCGCTACAAGGAACAATCATTTCGATTGAGCAATACGAATGTACCCAACCATAATATATTTTATTTGATCGAGGGGGATTGGAATACTTATAATGAGAAAAAGGGTCGTATGGATAAAAATACGCTCATGTCGGCATGTATAACCATAAATCATTATAAAGGATTTTCGTTGTGGAAAGCGAATTCAATGAATGAAAGCGCTACATGGATAGTACAATTATGTAATAAAATGAAGAAGATGGACACCAGTGAGAAGTCATATTATAGTATTGGTGAATTGAATAAACCTGTCGACCAATCTTATTGTGATGTAGTAACTGTTCATAGAGAGAAGAAGAAAAATATAACAGGGGATAATATTGGAGAGATTATGCTTACATGTTTGCCGGGTGTAAGTATAAAATCTGCACAGGCATTGTTAGCAAAATATGGTTCATTGAAATGTTTAATAGAAGCAATTGAATGTGATGATGTGGAGTTGAAAACGATTACAATAGAATCGTCTGGTGGAAAATCGCGTAAAATAGGAAAGAATGTATTGGAAGCTTTGCATAAAATTAAATAAAAATAAAAATTTATTATTTCATATAATAGTATATTATATGTCAAATTATATGAAGTCGATTCAATATATTGTTGTTTTCTTATTCGGTTTAGCCATTGCCTATAAAAATAATTTCAAGTCACCAAAAAAAAACGAATTAGTTCTCATATGGCAGAATAAATGCTATCACGTTCATCATTGGATAACGTATTCACTCATTATAGCCTCATTATATAGCCATTTTCTTATGGATATCAAGTATATCCATATATTAACCTGTTTCCTATTAGGATTGGTTGCCGAAGACCTGTTATATAGAGATATTCTTGATATTAGAGAGCCTTGTAGTAAAACATTTACGTTATCGTCCAGTGTATACGAAAAAAGGTAAGTTTTTTGTCCAGTGTATACGAAAAAAGGTAGTATTTTTGCAAAAAAAATTGACAGACGTGATTTCTAACAACAGTTTCGTAAAGAATGCTAACTAACTTATACACAAGTATCATGCCAATCGAATTAAGTAAGGAAATGAAAACAGTAGGTTTGTTCTATTTCATGTGGATTGTATTGAGCTACCTTGCGCCACACATGTATGTCTATTTTTGCACACCCATTACAATCATTGGTTTCCTTATAAGTCCGTTTATAGCAGCTGCACCACACTGTAGTGCACTTCGTTGGGTCATCTATGAGGGAGGTAATATGATTACATCGATGTGGTTGGGTATGGGAACCTATATGGCCGCAAAACTATTAATCCGTGAATAAAAAAAATACAAAAAATACAAAAAATACAAAAATATAAACTATAAATTAATCCTCTATTACTAACTTTAACTTTCTAACTCGCGCCTTTTTTGCATGAACAACAGGTTCTTTTTCTGGTTCAGGAACAGGTTCTTGCACAGCCGGTTCTTGCATCTGAACCTCAACAACAGGTTCTTGCACAGCCGGTTCTTGCATCTGAACCTCAACAACAGGTTCTTGCACAGCCGGTTCTTGCACAGCCGGTTCTTGCAATTCAGTTATACTACCATCATCTTCCTCCTTCATAACCTTTATTTTTTTCGGTCTGCCACGTGGCTTCTTCGCTACAGCAGCCGGTTCTTGCACAGCCGGTTCTTGCACAGCCGGTTCTTGCAATTCAGTTATACTACCATCATCTTCCTCCTTCATAACCTTTATTTTTTTCGGTCTGCCACGTGGCTTCTTCGCTACAGCAGTCGATTCTTGTACAGCAGTCGATTCTTGTACAGCAGTCGATTCTTGTACAGCAGTCGATTCTTGTACAGCAGCCCCTTGCACAATAACCTCAGTTATACTACCATCATCTTCCTCCTTCATAACCTTCATTTTTTTAGGTCTCCCACGCGCCTTTTTGGGAGCATCCGGATCTTTGACTTTAGCAACACTTTTTGTACGAATTGGCTTTGTCGGTTCATCCAAAAACTCATCAAAAAGCAATATCTTCACCTGTTTATTTCGCAAGTCTGTTAGTTTCTTCTCTATTTTATCAGGATCATTACCAATCAGCTGCATTGCAGACTCTGTCATTTTATTAAATTCTTCACGAACTGGTTGAAAACACGCCATGTCATCAAGAACCAATTCAAACACTTGTTGAACTGGTTTCATAATCTGATTCGTAATATAGTGTCCATAATTCGGTCGTAGTTTATTCTCAATTATATAATCAGGATGCTCAATTTTTTCACCCTGTAAAGCCTTTTTATTTTCAATTTCAATATACACAAAAGGGATTCTATCTCCTGATCCTGGTTTATTTCCTGGGTCGCGCTTACCCATTCTATCCGCCAAAACTTTATGAGCAATCTGCAGCGGATTTTTATAGGTGGATCTCAAAGCTTTCGAAATGATCAATTTATCGAGAGGATATTTTTCTTGCACGATATTGCGTAAGCATTCCCGCAGGAATTCCACAGCGCGTTCTACGTTTTGCTCCTTCATCAATATATCAATAATACCACCATATACATCCTTTACAATAGGAGCATTATCGCGGCGTTTCAATACAATACCCATGCTTTTTCTATCGCCCTTTTCTGGATCAGTTTCATACAACATACCTACATAGCGTTTTTTTGAAAGTAAGCAAAACGGCATGAATGTTTTCTCATATTCAAGATCATGTGGTTTTTTCAAGCATTTTGTTGCCAACGCGCCGGCTTCTTGAGCCAAGTCAATCGTAATTTCAAGAGCCTTTTTACCACGCACCTTTTCGCCATCCAATGTTTCCAAGTTGAACGTGAAGAACACTGAATCTGTGTCGCCGTAAATATATTCCGCCTTGGAACGCATGCGCCCATATCTCGTTTCAACTTCAATATCACCATATGTTTCTTCGACAACGCGACGCGCATAAGTAAGCAACTTTCTACCAGTAGCAGTGGTTGATGCAGCAACATCCTTTTCGAAAAATGTACTTGTTTTTGCACCACACCCACCATATAGTGAATTAGCGGTAACTTTATAACTTTGTTGTCGCTTATCTAAAATATTCTTCATGAAATCATCTTTTTGTTGCGGAATCATTTTACGCGTGGCTTTACGGGCAGCCAACAACTCTTCCAAAATAGAAGGCATAATACCTTTTTTCCCATCAGGAAATTGTGCAAAACGACAATGACGCATACCACTAACCACTTTTTCCAACTTACCGCGTTCATTCGCCTGCCATTTATAAATTTCGTGTTCGATATCTACATATTCATAACCAGGTAAGTCATTATAAATATAAACGCCGTCCCCATCACGCGTACCCCACTCAGAACCTTGAATTAAATTACCTTCCAAGTCATACTCTTTACTCCACACCTTACTATCGTGCGACAAGTTTTCACTAATCATAGATGATGGATACAGAGAACTATAATCCACACATGCTACAGGATTATCCAAGTAAAGATTGCACTTGGGTGGTAATACAATAGCTCCATCGTAGCCACTCCACCTTTCTCCATCAGCGGGCTCCTGATATTCAGGTTTTTCAATGGTTGGCATCAATGTGTTTTTTTCTCGACATTTTTTCGCGATATAACTCGTCAACTTGATGCCTTGACCACGCATAACCACGAAATTAATCGGTACACTGCAGATTTTCGACATTTCCACATAGCCAGTAATGACATCAATTTTGCGCATAAGATGATGCACCAGATTACAATCCTGAATACAGTATTTAGCAATGACAGCGCGTTCTTTGGGTCCCTCATTCGTCATACGAAAGATGTCCTGTGGGGTAACATCATCCTTGGCGAGACCCCATTTAACGTGTTTTGTCATATCTGGAGTTTCTTCTCCAGCAATTTCAATAATATTATTCTTATAATCAATGTGTTCAACAACGCATTTTTTGCCGTCCTTGTAATAATCGGTTGAATGACTGGATTCTTCAAAGTTGATGAAGCTACCAGGTTCCAATCCAGTAATATTTTTCGTATGTATAAGAGTCCTATTCGTAGCTTCATTATACTCCACCCTTTTCACCGAATCGCCGATGAAATAACCAGCAACATAGTCCAGTTTATAAGAAGTCAAGTTGTAATCTCTGCGGAAATAATTATACATATCCACTTGAAGTCGACCATTCATTTTTATGAATTTCAAGTCATGTTGTCCACTTGCAATGACAATGCTGCTTTCTTCGATTTTCAACACATTGGTCTTGTAATCACGTGAAGCGCATAATTCGTCTTTATTACGAGACAACTTCAGGAAACTATTAACAATATTGTTTTCCATGGCACGCCGAAACATGAATTCGTAATCAAAACCGAAAATGTTATATCCGATAATAATATCCGGATTCTCCTTTTGAATTAGTTCTGTCCACGCCAACATGACCTTTTTTTCAGTGTCGTAGCTATCTATTTTCGCGCCATCAACCTGGTCGCATGTATCGAGTGCAATACAATGATTCAAGTAGGGTTTCTCTTCGCCGTATTTTAGAAAAGTGGAACCAATAAATGTGATCTTGTCGCCTTCAACTTGTGGGAAAATAGCATTGAAGCATTTATTAAGAATGGTAATCAACCCTTCGCGGTCGACTTTTCCAGTTGCAGGAAACATATTTATCACATCGAAAACGCGAGCTTTTTTTTCAATACGCTTAACTTTGGGTAGTTGTGTCTTGTTCGAATACATGGCTTCTCCTTCCACACCACTATTGGCAACCCCTTCATTACCATCGTCTCCACCTTCACCATCATTATTTTGCGCTGCTTCCCACGATTGTTCATACATGGCTTCAACGAGTTCTGCATCACCGCAATCTTGTTGAATCATGTTTTTTACAGGGTTGCTCAATAGTGCATCGATAAGATTGCCCACCTCCTCTTCATTAAGGTCTAATTTACAATAGATGCGTTCGATTTTATCGTAATAGCCGTATCCGAAAGCGGACATAACCATAGATCGAAATTCGTCCTTGGTAATCTGTGGGCGACCGTCATTTTGCATGGCGCTTTCAATAAAATTATCAATAATATTTTGAGCGAGTTTCTTGTAAGTTTTAACCGGTAATGGAAAATCACCGTGGCTACTACTGGCCTCTATATCAAAGCTACAAATCTTGTATGGGACAATGGTCTCCTTGTCATTCTGGGGAATAATATCGGTATAACTCATTTCGAATTCAAAATCACAAGTAGTTGTTTTACCGCGAATCTGTTTTGCCTTGTCAAGTGGGATTTTAATCCAACCCGAAGGACTGATTTCATTTACGTGGAAGAATCGTAAAAGAGGGGGAATATTGCCTTCGTATAAATACATGGCCCTATTTTTATAGATATAACCCTCACTTAATAATGTTCGACGTTTATCCACATAACCATAAAATATATTTTTTACTTTATTCATACATAGAGTATTATTGAATTGCATAAGAATAAATTTGTGGTCTCGACCACCGTCAAAACCATATAATTTTTTGCGATTCACCAATTGATTGTTGCATATAGACTGTTTATAATAGACACCAATTTTTGTTCCGATATAATTGATAAATTGCATACGATCACTATTGGTAAAGCCGTCGTGGACCTTGATATAAAAGAATGGTTTAAAATCGTCCACAATGATGGAGCAAGTTTTCCCGGTCTCATTGATGGCGAACATTTGAATAATAAAACGTTTATTGTCTTTTATGGAGAATTTCTTGTCATCACCACTACTGCTACTATCACCATCCCCGCCATCTCCAGACTGATCCCGCTCCTTATCATATATATTGAAGTCCAAAAGTTTGAAGCTACGACTTGTTAATTTCGGCATTATTGTAATTTAATGCCATAGTTTTACGTGGTTTAATGATATTCATTTTTATTTAATATGATATTAACTATTATTAAGTATTACAAAATAATACAAAATAATATGAACTTATGATCTCTTTTTAGTGCGTTTTTTTCTCTTGCAACGTTTATTGCGAGTATTGCGTAATTTCCGAGCAACACGGCGAGTACCAAGTCGAGTACCACGCCGAGAACCACGTCGAGCACCACCACTAACACGTCGAGCACCACCACTAACACGTCGAGCACCACCACCAACGCGTCGAGCACCACCACCCATTTTATGTTTTTTATTCGAGTGTGCAATTTTTTCATTAATCCATGATTCAAGTTCTTGCACTTCATGACTACCGCTATATGTATCCTTAAGTTTACCATCTATCATATGTACTATGGTAGGGAATCCTTGCACATCATTGAATGATTTCATATGAGGAATACCATCATCGCTTGCCTCGGCCATGATAAAATTTTCGTCATTTCCGTAGTCAGCCTGTGGTTTATAATCTTTTTCATTTTCAAGATCAATACCGAGAGTTTTGCATATAGTATTCCATTTTGGTCGCAAGTTTTGGCAATGACCACACCATGGTGCATAAAATTTAACAACCGCATGTTTTTTTGGATGATGTTTATTAAATTCGTTGGCACTATCCCGATCAGTAATCTTGAAATACTTCATAGCACCTATACAATAATATAATATAATAATAATTTTTTTCTCGTCAAGTATAATATATGCAAGAAATCCATAAAATATTTATTATAGGATTTATATTTTTATTAGGTCTATATTATTGCTTAACCGTAAATGAGAAAACAATATACGAAGGTTATGCGAATAAAAATAATGCATGCCCGAATATTTTGATCCAAAAAGGGAGTGAAATATATTTATACAATTCTAAAAAAGCCAAAATACCAGGTGTAAACCCTATTAAATTTGATAATTTAGAGGGTTATGTGGAATATTTAGAGTGGCAAAAACACAATAATATAATTTGCCCAGTATTATTTTTGCAACGTTCATATGACGCACAGGGAAAGGCGATATATCAAGTAAGACCCGATATTTTTGATGCACAAGGAGGATTGCCTGCAACTGTCCCAATAGGTGAACAACCAGCAGAAATGTCTAAATTAGTGGATGCTGGTAGAAACGACCAACCGTATAATAAAAACAGTTTCCCGGCATATGATCCAATGAATTTATATCAAGGAGAATATACCCCTTTAGATAAAATGTATCACGCTCAAGAGAAAAATAAAGTCAGCGACAATCCAATGGATGTGAATTGGGGTGGTACTGAATATACAAAAAAACAAGTTGCGGACGGAAAGTATGTAGGAGATGAAGTACTAATGGCGGTTGCATAAATGTTCGTAAAAAATATAATATCATTCTATATTATAACAATGTCAATAGCATCGTTAAAACAACTTGCGTCAGTTTTTTCCAATTGCCCTGAAGACAACAAAAACGAATGTGTAGATAGAGAGAAACATATTCAAGTGAGCGACTTCAATATGTTAAAAGAAATTCTCAAAGAAGGAGAATATAGTATGGAAGGAGTTGACTATAACAAAAAAGAGTCGTGTACTGGTGAGACAAGTATAACTCATGCAAGTAATATAATAACTGTTGATCATACAATTTTAATCAATAATGAAGTGATTACAAGATTTGTAACGATTAGTATGGATTCATCAAACAGAATATATTCTAACTCAACCACACAGGGAGAAAATTACACAGCCAAAAAACAGTTAAAGGTTATTTCAATATCATCCAACGAGGTAATATTTAGTGGAAATGGAAGTAGCACGTCAACAGAAAACTATTATTGTGGAGCAAATATTAAGAAAATAATAAAGGCAATAGATGATAACACTTTTTCCATTGAAACAATATTCGGTGGTGAAAAAGCATATCATGAGACTTATACAAAAAAACAAGTTTCTGTTGGTGGTTTTGCTGGGGGTATATAAATGTTCGTAAAAATTATAATATCATTCTATATTATAACAATGTCAATAGCATCGTTAAAACAACTTGCGTCAGTTTTTTCCAATTGCCCTGAAGACAACAAAAACGAATGTGTAGGTAGAGAGAAACATATTCAAGTAAGCGACTTCAATATGTTAAAAGAAATTATCTCAGAAGGAGAATATAGTATGGAAGGAGTTGACTATAACAAAAAAGAGTCGTGTACTGGTGAGACAAGTATAACTCATGCAAGTAATAGAATAAATATTTCATCTACATTTAGTTTCAAAGATAATAAAGATTTTGTAAGATATGGACCGATTAGTCTGGATTCATCAAACAGAGTATATGCTCAATCAACCACAGTGGGAGAAAATTACACGGCCGAAAAACATTTCATTCTTAGTTCAATATCATCCAACGAGGTAATATTACTTGGATATGGAAGTAGCACGTCAACAGAAAACTATTATTGTGGAGCAAATATTAAGAAAATAATAAAGGCAATAGATGAGAAAACTTTTTCCATTGAAACAACACTCGGTGGTGAAAAAGCATCTGATACCACTTATACAAGAAGACCAGTTTCTGTCGGAGATGAAATGTCCCCCCATTTAGATTCACTAATGTAAAGTCATTATAATCGGACAATGATCGCTAATATAATATCTCGAATTATCTATAATATTCATTGCATTCGTGCACACGTCTTTTAATACATGCCGGTTTTTGACTTTATTAATTAGTGATGGTGAAACAAAGAAGTGGTCTAATTGAGATAGTTCGCCATGGTCAATTACGGATGAGAGGTTTTTATCATACCAATGACTATAATAAGGTATACTATTCGTATAACTATCGAATAAATTAATATATGATTTTTTTGTCAGGATTTTCAATTCATTACTTTTTGAAACACAATTGAAATCACCTGTGATAATAACATTTGAAGTTGTTATTTTTGTTATTAGAAATCGCAATTCTCGTTCGCGTGTTATATTATTAATACCCGAATGATCACTTTTTAAATGACAATTGTAAATGGTAATTGGTTGTCTAATAGCCGGATCAAAAACAGTCAATGCTATAATTTTTGAGGTATGTGTTTTAAATTCAATAATATCTATATGTTTTTTGACTAAAAATACATTAAACATAATTTTTTTTTTAATTTCTTCAGTATCGACAATTAATCTGTAATTACCTAACATATTTTCAAGAAGTTTTATGTTATCAATGGAAGAAATTTCTTGTAAACATAATATATCTGCGTCAACTTGTCGCATATAGAAAATGACATTTCGATAATATAACTCGGTATTATGTTTAACCATATTTACACCAAAAAATTCCATATTCCACGAGCATATACGTATTGAAACACGATATTTATATACATAATATAAAATGATAAAAACTAAAATTATCAATAAAAATCCATATTTTAATAGTATACTGGAATTTTTATTTTTCTTAATCATCGCTTATATAATTGTTAGAAATAAATATGCTATTGCAATTTCAAAAATAACATCATATGATACTAAATCCATATAATATTGATATAATATTGATATAATTCCTTAAGAGTGGTTATATCAATAGTAAAATGAAAATGAAAATGAAAATTTAATTAAGAAATAAGGTACTGAAAGTATCACAACTACCCCCATCAAATTTTGCGACATATTTAACAGAGTTGGGCATAGTATGTTCATCATTATCATAATAAAATTCCCAAGACAGAAATCCTGAATTAGCACCATTTTTAATACAATCGTATATATCACCTTCGAATTGTGCATATGTGCCGCGGTTGATAGATGAATTTTGTGGGAAGATATTGGTAGGTATATTACCATAACCACCCAATCGATTCGCTAATATATGACCAGCATCACAATTCTGTTCTCCATCGTCTTCTAAAATACGAGAATAGTGTTGAGTACAACTGGTTGTGCCGGAACCATTATCTAATGAATCAGGTGTAATTGTGCCGGAAGCGGAGACAACAACTTCATAATTATTATGTAATTTATAAATATAATTCATATCAGCACTACCATTACCCATAATAACATGATTATTACCTTCTATAGGGCATGGTACAGTAGTACATACACAATCAGAATGTGTTAAAGTTAAATAAGATTGTAAAAACAGGAAAAAAAGAGGTTTCCACATCATTTAATATAATAGTATATAATTTATATAATATTATATAATTTATAACATTATATACTTTATAGTAAAATACGGTAAAAAAATAAATATGCCATGGCAATTTCAAAAATAACATCATAAGATAACACTATAAAAGTATCACATATATTGTGTTTTGTTATAATATATTGGTCATTTTGGTCTTTAATATGTACATCAACTGTACGGAAACCTTTATACCATACAGAAACAGTCCACCAAGCGCTAACATAAATCATCACAAAAAACATAGATAATTGTCTATAAAAATGTTGTTGGTGTTCATACAATGTTTTTAGATTACATAGGGTTACCGCTGACATTGCCATTAAAGAACCCGTCGTATTCACTTGTCTGGTAGAGTTTCTTTCGATGGATGTATTTTTTTTATATACATTTATGACTATAAATGCAATTACCATATGTAGGAAGATAATGTGATTGAAACTAAAAATTCTATCTCCAAAATATAACCCAATTGTCGTAATACAACCTCCTTCTTGAAATCCTTGCAAAAACAAACCTAAATAATGCGGAACTGCCAAACTATCCTTTTTACTGTAATAAAATACCATAGGTTTAATAATTCTTGTATTGCTTATGTGTAATACAAATTCAATAAATGTCCATATTAGTGTAGAATAACTTAGTATAATAAAACAATCTATTGAATTATTCGTTATATAGTCGTCCAAACATAATCCAATGGAAAATAAACAATAATTTATTTTTGTATTCGCCTTTGTTGCAAAATCACCAATTCGAACTATATTATATTTCTTATTCGTTAGAAACATACTATATATTGATATTTTTTATTATTCATAGCTATTTTTCATAGCTATTTTTCATATCTATTTTCATATCTATTTTCATATCTATTTTATAATATAATTTAAATAAATCAATATAAAATTTATATATGTATGTATATAAATTATATGCTACTAATAATGTTAATTGCATGTCTTAATGTGGGGTATTCTACTGCCACATATAATTATTATGAATTAGCCGTTCAAAAATGGTGTAGTACAGATTATATGATTCACGGCTTTTGGCCACAATTTAATAGCACCGCTTATCCCGAAAATTGTAAAAAAGTTTCCTATGTTGAACCAGTTGGGACATTATTGACGAATATGAATACATATTGGCATAAGTGTGATAATACATTATGGGAACATGAATGGGAAAAACATGGTTCTTGTGTACAAGAACAAAATAACATGGACGAGGATACTTATTTTAATACCGCCCTGTCATTATTTTTAGACAACAAAAATTTATTAGAGAATTGTAAAGAGGAGGATTGTATATTAGGATGTTTTGATTTAGACTATAATCTTATAAAATGCGAATAAATAGGTATTTAACATAACTTATATTTTTGGTGTCGAACATTATTGTATCCAATTTCGATCAGCTTTTGCCCATCGTCAAAGTTTAGCATACTATACCCTTCCAACATTGACGGATCTACAAAATATTTGTTAATTTCTCCAACGGGATCCTTACAATTTTGGTTGTTAGCAGCCATTGGGTTGTTAAAATTTGTCTTTACAATCATTAATGTCCTTTTTATCATTTCTTTTAACGAGTCAATTGGGGTATTATCATAAATATATCCTTCATAAGGTGTAATAAACGTAATATTCAAGTATTTACCGTTATGTTCTGGTTGAAGCAATTCATTGCTTAGTGTGCCTCCATCTGCATACAAATTACCATTATATTTTATAGGTGGAAACATACCGGGGATCGCAGACGATGACATCATCAAGAATACCTTGTTTAAATCGTCATTGTCTTCAAAAGAATATACATCCAAACTCCCGCTATACAAATTAACTGCTCCTATCAGAGTGTGAATTACTGGTTTTCCAGGCATTCCATGAATGACCTTTACCAGTGTGTGAAACAATGGATCTGTGTTTAGTAATGAAACCGATGTTGTAGGTAGCAATTTATATATCATTCGATTATCAATGTCATTGTATATTTTCTCTGCTGCCGCAATACCATCACTAATATTAGTATAATAGGAGAGAAATCCTGCATTTAATGCGCCGGCAGAAATACCTGTATACATGTCATAATCATTGCCATCGCCATCGCCAACACCATTTAGTTCCACGACTCGCTTAATTATGCCAATTTCAACTGCACCAAATGCGCCACCACCGCTAAATGATATTTGATTTAATCCACATGAAGTATATAAAAAACTTAACAACAATAATGATTGAAATAACATTATATAGTATATTATATTATATAATTTTATATTCGTGTAATTGACTCAATGAAATGGTTTAAATACATTTTCATTCTTAATTTATAAACAAAATGGAAATTGTAAAGAACGACGATTTTTGCAAGTTAATTGTTTCCAAAGACTATGCCAAAGGTACTGTTATCCATACTCTGAAGGGGGAGATGTATGCGGAGCCATCGAGAACTACGATTGAGGTTGGGAAAGATCAACACGTAGATGATCCATATGGTATTTATATAAATCATTCATTTACACCATCGTGTCTTATAATCAATGATACTGTTGTTGCTGGAAATGATATGAAATCAGGAGATGAGATTACGTTCAACTATAATGTTAGTGAAACTAAAATGGCCACTCCATTTACGGATAATCATACAGGAGAGATGGTATCCGGTAATTCTGTAAATTAATAATAAATATTTTACACATATATATTATTAATCGATTTATTTACTATCAACGTGTTTCATTACTGCATTTAATGTGGCATTGAATGTAAACAGTGTGTTTAATTTATCCATGTCTTGTATAATATCATCACTAACGTCGTCAGACGTTGATTCTGAAAGTTTTTTGGCAAGAGCTGGCAACATTTGAGTTGATTTTGCACCAGACCATTCATTCATCTCAATGATCATGTCTTCTATATGTCTTCTATATTTGGCTAAATGTAATCCATCGTGCAATTTTGTCGTTTTTTCTTTCAATTCTGTTGATATTTTTTTAGAGTCTTGTATATCAGCGCCAGAATCAGAATCAGAATAGGAACTGCTACTTGGTTTCGATATTTCGAATGCCTCCCTTACTTTTCTACTTACGAAACAAAAATAGATTATCAAAAATAATATTGCATATAATAAATATTGGACCCATGTTTTTTCCATAATTTTTTTCATATCCATGTCCATATATATTTAATATAGAGGAAATAATTTCAAAAATTACATAATTTATATATAATTTGTATCGTTTTACATATTATTATTTGAAGCATCACGTAAATTGGTGGGCAATACATAAGAGTATTCAAAATTTACACTAATATTATCAGAAATATCACTTGCTTGAATTATGCGACTCATATTTTCATTAATATGTTCAAGCCAATTAACATTCGCATTACCAGAAGCATCAGTGCCAGCATAAGAATCCATGCCAGCGTAAGCATCAGTGCCAGCATAAGAATAAGCATTACCAGAATCATCCATGCCAGCGTAAGCATCCGTGCCAGCATAAGAATAAGCATTACCAGAAGCATCCATGCCAGCGTAAGCATCCGTGCCAGCATAAGAATAAGCATTACCAGAAGCATCAGCATTCGCACCCACATTATTAGCACTATTAGCACTCACTGCATCAGCCATGCGTCTCAAGCTATTTTGTCTTGAAAGTGCTCCTCCACCACCCCGCCTATATTCGCGAATATCATACCGACATAATGGGCACCTAACATTACTTCGAAACCATGTTTGCGCATCTTCTTGTCTAAAAATATGACCACATTGTCTAATAATACTAATATTATCATTATCATCGAATTCATCTTGGCTAATTGGACATGTACGATTCACTGGATCAATCACTTCTCCAAAAGTCATATTTTCCGTTGCTTCCACAAGTTGAGCATCCGTTGGTCGGACAACTACTGGAGATAAATTGTCCAGGTTATTTGTTGTTCCAAAACCGCTTGGAAATAAAGCCAATAATGTTATAGTATCTAACATATTCTGACTGTGTGTAAATGCTGGAGTTCTTCTACGACTAATACCTGGTTCATTAAATGGAACCACACCAGCACCTGCACCTGCGCCTGCACCTGCACCTGCGCCTGCACCTGCACCTGCGCCTGCACCTGCATTATTACCACTACGTAAACCAGGTATTGCAAAATCGGTTCGAGACAATCTTTGTCGGGAATTGCGATTTCGATTGGAATTTCGATTTAACGGGGGTGGTTCATACACATCTTGATTATTATTATTATGACATATAGTCTCATAAAGATGATTTTCAATGTTATTGAATGATTCTTGAGAGCGATCTATAAAAGAACTATGATGTTCAACCATTTGTAAGTAAGAATTGACTACTTCACGTCTATCCGAGTTGGCCATATTATTATTATTATTATTATTATTATTATTATTATTATTATTATTATTATGACATATAGTCATATAAAGATGATTTTCAATGTTATTAAATGATTCTTGAGAGCGATCTATAAAAATACTATGATGTTCAACCATTTGTAAGTAAGCATTAATTGCATTACGTCGATCAGCGTTGGCCATATTATTATAACACTTATTATAAATGTGTTTAAATGTTAGTTGTCTTATATATTAATACAATGCAATCATCGTGGGATAAATATAAGGATAAGGGATTATCTGGGTTAAGTAATATGGGCAACACATGCTTCATCAATTCATGTTTCCAAGTTCTATCACATACATATGAACTAAGTGAAATAATTGAGGATGGAACATTTACAAAAAGATTAAGTGCTCATCGTGATAAAAAATACGCAATCGATTGTTTTTTGACACTGGAATATTATAAACTACACAAAATGATGTGGGAAAAGAATTGTATAGTATCTCCTGGATCGTTTTTAAAAACAGTACAGAACGTCGCCAAGCATAAAAAGATGGATCTGTTTATGGGATGGAATCAAAATGATGTTTCAGAGTTTCTACTTTTCGTCATTGATTGTTTTCATAATTCATTACGTAGAGAGGTTATTATGAATATACATGGAAAACCTGACAGCGAAACAGATGAGATGGCGGTCGCGTGTTATAACGAAATAAAAACCATGTATTCAAAAGAATATTCTGAATTTATTCCCATTTTTGGAGGTATACTCATGAGCCGTCTTTTGAGTAAAACGGGCAAGGTTCATAGTATGAAACCCGAACCGTTTTTTGTTTTAGACATACCGATTCCACTGGGGAATAAAGAGCCATCATTGATGGATTGTATGGAGTTATACTGTGAAAAGGAGTCTTTAGAAGGAGACAATGCATGGTTTAATGATAAAACGAATAAAAAGGAAGATGTGGATAAGCAAGTGGTATTTTGGAGTCTTCCCAAAGTGATGATTATCTCATTGAAGCGTTTTACGGCAGATGGTAGAAAAATACAAGTACCGGTCGATATCCCGTTGAATAATTTAGATTTATCAAAATTCGTTTATGGGTATGATAAGGATACTTATAATTACGAATTATATGGAATATGTAATCATATGGGCGGCACACTCGGTGGTCACTATACTGCTTTTGTGAAAAACGCAAATGGTAAATGGTTTTCGTATAATGATACGAATGTAATTGAGGTTGATATTGAAAAGTCGTTGAATAAAACTTATGCTTATTGCCTTTTTTACAGAAAAAAAGTAGATGTATAGAATATACACCCATGTTATTATCATATAATTCAATATTAGGTATGCCAGTGGATGAATCTAAAAGCGACGAAAATAATAGTACAATTGAATTTAATCCTCGTATGATTATTATATTGGCAGTTGTAGTCGGTTTATTTATTATTTTGTTTAGTAGTTTAGGAAATGGAAATAAATTAAGTGCTCCTACAATCGGTGCCCCTACAATGGGCGCTCCGTCAAAAGCTACATCTGTATTGGAAATCATTATTGGAGGGGTTATAATCGCAGTATTGATTCTAAGCGGTGTGCAATATTTTTTCAATATTAACTTGAGTGCTCGATTAACGAATTTTTTTAGTGATAGGCCGAATTTAGACATAATAGTAAAGGATAACGAGCCAGGGGATATCTTGGTACCACCTGTTCCTGAAATTAAATTAAAGAAACAAGTGTTTCATGTTCCCGATAACAAGTATACGTATAAAAATGCAGAAGCACTTTGTGATGCATATGGAGGGCGTTTAGCAAATTATGACGAGGTTGAACGTGCTTACAAAAATGGAGCAGAATGGTGTTCATATGGTTGGACACAGGATCAGATGGCATTATATCCCACGCAGAAAAAGACGTGGAATTATTTACAGGGAGTAAAAGGTCATGAACATGATTGTGGTCGACCAGGCATTAATGGCGGCTATATTGCAAATCCCAATGTGCGTTTTGGTGCAACCTGTTATGGATATAAACCTAAAATGGATGAAGAAGAGGCAGAATTAATGGAAAACACACCGATTTATCCGAAATCAATGGCTGATGTGCGACATGATAAACAGGTAAATTATTGGAAAAAACGTATACCCGAAATATTGGTCGCTCCCTTTAACAAGAACGTGTGGAGTTTAATTTAAGTTATACAATTGAATCTGTATTAATATTTATTTAACAATTACAGTTAAATAAATAGTTCAACTCGCGTATTTACACACTCGCGTATTTACACACTCGCGTATTTACACACTCGCGTATTTACACACTCGCGTATTTACACACTTGAAGATTTAATTAGCCAATAAAAAGCCCAATGTGTCAGAAGAAACGATTCGTATTCCGTCTACACGACCTTCAATGATAAGACTTTCTCGAACAATAAATTGCGGTAAATTATCACCAGTTCGAAGAGTCACATCTGTTTCAAGTGTACCAACCATGAATTTGGAATTGCTTAAACTTCCTTGGTATGTGAGATCTACACTAACACTACCTTTAACAATGGTTTCTTTAAGTGGACCATATTTTTTTAATTTTCCATAAATATGACTGTCTCGATTTTCAGGGGTTTCAAATATACTCCATGTAGTACGTGTCTTGCAATGAGTTATTCCTTCAATTGCAGTATATGTATTAACTGATTCATTCATACCAACAATCTTATTATTTCTTCCGAGAACTGGTCCGGTAAATTTAATAGTATATATAGAACCATTTGATTCTATATCTTCGTATAAATTATAAATGGAATAGAATATTTGGTCTGGTCGTAATTTCAAACTATTAAAAATAATTGGGTTGTTAATAGGGTTTTCTGGTACATTAATTATTGTATCATAGTTAGATTGTTTTTCCATTTTTAGTTTCCCAATACTTGGCACCTGCAATATATTATCTTTCGAATAACCCGCTTCTAAATAAATTCCATCGAATCGTGATATTTCACCTATTTTATTCCGATGAACTTCTGTAAATTGGAAAGTACCATTATCGTCATAATCCGGTAATAATAATTTCATTTTGTTATTACAAGAATCGTCTTTAATTTTTAATCCTGGTTGAAAATTAGAATATGATCTAAGAGAAGAATTACTATCATCGACTAATGGGAATATGGTAAAATAATCGGATTCCTTATCCTCATTTATAATAACATTTCTACTATAATCTATAAAACTAAATGTTTTATTTATTGCATCATATCCTCCGGTTCTAAATATTTTTCCACTAATACACCACGTTCCTGAAATAGATTGGTTTTGTTGGCGAGTTTTGAATAATGAACGCATTAAAGCATGTGAAGGCATAGTCATTTATATATATATATAATAAAAAATATTATATATAATTTTTATCATAATGATGATTATTTTGGCGATCGCTTCGTTTTACGATTGCTCTTAATAATTGCTTTTTTTTGTCTGCGTGTGCTTTTCCCACTTTTTTCTTCCACACATCCACAACTAAACAGTTTATCGAAAAGTGATTCGTCAACAACGTCCTTTTTTTCAACTTTATGTTTTGGAGGATGTGAATCATTTACCCAAAATAAACCTCCTGGGATAGCTAAATCCTTGAGACCAAAACTTCCTCCTTTTTGTGCACCCGGTTGTGCACCATTTTTATTTCCTGCAGCAGCATTACATTGCTCGTTAAATAAGTATCCTGCGCTATGAGCTACATTATGTTTATCTGTATAATATTTAAAATCGTCGACAGCGTTCATTACAGAGTTCATTACAGTATATAAACTTTATATATTATTTATTATTACGTTCCTATATATTTATATATATATATCATTTATATGTGCGTTTTATTTCAGATACCAGCTTTGTCTCGCGTCTGGATTTAATATGTTCCATGATTTGTTCCACTTTTTCATCAGATGGTATAATTTCACCTAAACATGTTTTTAAAAATCCGAGTGTAATCGGTGCAGTCTGCTTCGTTTCTACAAAGCGCAATTTACCGTCGCTAATATTAACCTGAGCCTGTAGATGATTATCTTCGGTTGCAATTTCCAAAATCTTCTCTGCCATTTCACTTTTCTTAGTCCGCAATTCCTTTGATGCATCTGCATATTTTTTGAGTTGATTATCAATCTGAACCCATTGTTGAATGCTATTTTCAAAACTCATAATCCTTATAATTATATTATGAGTTTATAATTCTAAATGATTTATCTTTTATATTTTTCTGGAACTATTTTTCCTATATGCCTTACTTTTGTACGACTTACCCTTGTATCCGCGTCTCTTGGACTTTTTCTTATAAGAACTGGATGGAAGACTTGATTGAACTTTTTTTTGGGTAGCAAAAAGACCAAAGGGCACAAGTGCAGCCGCTATAGCCGAACCAATTACACCAATGCTGTTGCGACCACCGGTTTTAACAGTTTTTTTGTGATTGGAAACAGTTGCTGATTTCTTAACCTGGCCGTGGTTATTGCGAGTTTTATTAGGCACAGGATGGTATTTTTTATACGAATTATGGCTATTCTTAGCTAACATTTATATAATCTGCAAAGAAAAAAATCAATCATTTCGCTTCATTATTATATTATTATTACGCAACAATAGAAAGAATATTCCTAAAATCAATAAAAAGCTAATGCTCACAAATAGCAATGATAAATATATATATGGATAAATCTCATTTAGGAAAGCATCCAATACAGGTTTTGTCATATTCAACAATTCTCCCTTAATGTCTTCTCTTTTTAGTATGTCTAACAATTTAGTGATAAATGGGTCTTTCATTACATCTTTTCAAGATTATATTTTGGAAATTTAAATGCGAATAAATAACCGTCATTTTATCTATTTTCTTTGTAATGGAAAACAATAATATTATTCAGATGGACAAGGAACTTGATTATGACAGCTTTTTGCTATCTAATCCAAATGGTGTTCAGGGTGGATCATATATGACCAAAATTACTTCTAATGGGAATCAGGGACTATTTTTTCAAACTCCTAAATTGAATACGAAACAAGGTATTGTTATTACAGATAAAAAAAGCTATTTTGACATTATGATAGATCGCGGCGATTCTGAACTTATTTCATGGGTGGAAAATTTAGAAGAATGTTTACAAAAGAAGATTTATGAAAAGCGGAAGATTTGGTTCGAAACAGAATTAGATATGGAAGATATTCAGAATACAATGACCCCATTATTGCGGCCATTTCGAGGAGGTAAATATCATTTATTAAGAGTGTCAGTACCGTCGATGAAAAGTATGATTGGGCAATCACGGTGTGCTATTTATGATGAAAATGAAAATGTCATCGACGCGAAAAGCGTAGCTGATGATAATAAGATTATATGTATTTTAGAGATACAAGGTATCAAGTTCTCTTCAAAATACTTTCAGGTTGATATTAATGCGCGACAAATTATGACATTTAAGAATGAACCAATGTTTAAATCGTGTATGATTAAGAGACCAACTGATGCAAGTAAACTGGCAAGTACCGAATTAAGTACCGAATCAAGTACCGAATCAAGTATTGATGCTGACACTGACAAGATTGAATTAACTGACGAAATGATAGCAGTTTCGGGCGCGGGTGCAGAGGTAGCTGTAGCTGTAGATGTAGAGGTTGAGGCAGTGGCATCAGCAGAGCCAGATGCAGCAGTTTCAGATGTAGTATACAACGATATTGACATTGTGGGCGAAGATAAACCAGATACTGCAATTAAATTGGTAGTGGACGATAATTATGAACCCCTTTCAGAATTGGATAATGTAAACATCACATCAAACACTTTAGAAGAAATTGACATTGATTTAGAAACTATGAAGGATGAAGAAATATTGGAATTAAAAACAAAGGAATTCTATTATGACATCTATCGAACAGCAATTGAAAAGGCCAAGAAGGCAAAGCGACAAGCTTTAGAGTCTTTTTTAGAAGCAAAAAAGATTAGAGAAACATACATGTTGGATGAAATTGAAAATGACTCATCTGACGGGGAAGATTTAGAAAATTCGGATTACGAAGAAGAATACGAACAGTTGTTTTAACTTTAATTAATACTTTTAGCAGAATATATGAAAATATTTTATTCCTATTTTTATATATAAGAGATGCCAAAAACGCCTATTTCGAAAATGCCAAAAATGCCGAAAATGTCCGGTTCTTTGATGAATGTTTTAGTAATGATTGGTGGTGTGTTTGTTTTAATGTATATTATCAAACGTGTCGGTAATAATAATACAAAGAAGATAGAGGGGAATACTGGTTCAGGTGCTGCTTCCGGTCGCAGAGAAGCGCGTAAAAAGTTTTACAATGAAGCTTCTGGTGGAAATGCAGCCAATGTTCAACCAGCACAAGCAAGTGGAAATGAGCAATTCGCAACGGTAAATAGCAATGGAAAACAATCGGCGACAAGTGGTCATGGTCTCCCCCCGTCTTGTTCAAGTCAACCTTCAGCAAGTCCGTCTGAACTATTACCCAATGATCCCAATGGTGAGTGGAGTAAATTAAACCCTTCTGGTTCTGGTGATTTAAGAGATGTAAACCTTCTCTCTGCTGGTTCTTTAATTGGCATTGACACAGTTGGAAATACTTTAAGAAATGCCAACCTCCAAGTGCGATCAGAGCCTGCAAATCCTCAGATGAATGTTGGTCCTTGGCACAACACAACAATTGCCCCTGATACCATGCGTGTACCTTTAGAGGTTGGACAAGGTCCTCAATAAGTTTAACGATACCAATATAAGTTTAACAATATCGATATAAGTTTAACGATATAATGGATTTATAATTTCTATACAATATAGAAATTATGTACAATTATTATTTCATTGCAATCATAGGTGCAAGTATAGGTGCAAGTATAGGTGCAATCATATTATTCATAAACAGGATAGGTTATTTTTACGACAAGTATTTTTTGGATATTATGGAATTCTTTCTGTTATAACTATATATGGTGCAATCGTCCATGACATATATAGTTATAATTATGATAGTTGTAATTCTGGCCAATATATATATAGAGTCTGATTTTTTTCAATTGAAGTGTATAGTATCGGGGGTTGATGGTAATAAATACTGTGTTCGTGAGAGAAGGCGTTTAAATGAGGCAGCAGATTTATTAGCAGATGTAAACGTTAAAATGAAATCCATTGTATCCTTTATGTATAAAACATACCCTGAAAAAAAAAATGTCATCCGATTACACGAAGGATTTAATCCACAAAAGATTAATGAGACACTACCTACCAGTGAATATACTGCGTATAGTGAAAATAAAGGGGAAAAATTGGCATTTTGCTTACATCGTCGTAAAAACGGGACCAAGCTTATAGATGAAAATACTCTTGTATTTGTTGCCCTCCATGAATTAAGTCATATTATGAGCTCAACGGTTGGACATAATGATGAATTCTGGCAAAATTTCAAATTTCTTCTTACCAATGCAATTAAAAGGGGAATATATAAACCTGTTGACTATAATAAGAACCCACAACCCTATTGTGGTATGGATATTACAGACAACCCATATTATGACATGTAATATAAAATAAAATAATATAATATAATATAAAAAAATAGTATATATTATATATTATGAGTTGTCTTTTCAATAGTATGCATTATTTTTTACCAGATTTGTCAAGTGGGGATATTCGCAATAAAATTTGCGATTATATTCAAAATGGAGGTGCTTTAGTAGATGGTTTGGAAACATCTGATATTGTAAAAATGGAAGGTGGGAATTATATACAAAATATGCGCAATACGAGTACATGGGGTGGAGCAATAGAGATACAATCTGCTTGCAATATATGGCAATGGCGTATTATTGTTAAAAATTTTCGCGACAGAAATGGGACGAGTATTGAATTTATTCCCGTTTCAAGTAATTATACCAAGACGATTCAATTAGAATGGACCGGGGGTCATTATGAACCTGTTAGAAGTTAGAAATTAGAAATTAGAAATTAGAAATTCAATTGCGTAATTTAATAGAAGCAAGATACTTTTCAATAAGCTTGAAATCCATTGAGTTATATATAGCAATTTTCTTAAAAAAATCGTCGTACACGTCCTGGAAACCATATTCCGAATATCGGTTTAATATGGTATACTTGTATGTTGCAGTACGGCGATCACCGTTTACGGCATCATGTATAATCCAAAGTCTTGTTTTTAATCCATCAATGTGAAATATATCGTCATATTGTATGTAATATTTTGTTTTATAATGAACCGAACAAATATTACACGGTAGATTTTCGCAAATATAATTTATAAGATCTATTACGTCTCCTTTACAAGTATTAAACGCATTCGCATCGATATTTTCCACTAAAACATGCAGAAAGCGCCAGATGATATTTCCCCAATGTTCAGTCATATACATAGGTAAATATAATAAATATAAATATAATAATAAATAGGTAAATATAATATTATAAAAATATAAAGTTAGTTTATATATACATGAGTATTTATAAAATAGCATTATTAAATTCATCTAATAAATTGGTAAAATATCATGTTTTCTCAGGGCAAAGTATTTTACCTGAATTAGAAACCATATTTAGTAGTGATGAATTGGAACGCATTGCTTCCGAGGATATTGAAATCATGAACATAGATAGTATACTACATATGGATGATACAATAGAAACCGTAAAAAAGAAAATTATATTAGGAACCGGATTTAATTATAGTTTTGAGGAGATGTATTTATTTGTAGAAAATATGAGTGTAATAGATGTTTCCCAATTATATGCTAATCTTTCTTATAATGGTAAATTGGACATACATCCCAGTTCACTAAAACAATACATGGTGAATAATAACATTGAACATCTCGATACACTTGGACGCGATATTAGTTATATCGATTATGATGATATTATTCAGTTAAATATTAATAAATTATCTGTTATTCAAAAAAAACCACTTGGTATGAAATTGATCACCGGTGATGCAGTATACTCCATGTATGTAAATCCATTTCAGATATTATACATTAATAAATTGCTAAGTGAAAGTGTTGAAAATTTAGTGAGCACTACGAACAAAACACTGCTTATGAATTCCGGGTTTATAAATAACAATACTATCTATTTATGTTTAGCCGACAATGTCTTAAATTATGCAAAAACACATGGTTTTAATGAAAATGTCATCATAAAGTTGTATTTTACGTACCTACATGAGAAAAAAATTTATGACTTGGAAACATTTGAAGCGAAAAAGGAGGGTTTAATAAAAGCTACACGAAAACTGGTCAGTGCAAAATTTGAAAAAAATATTGAAAATGTGGACTTGTTTTATAATATTTACAATAATAATCCTGATTCTACAAAATATTTATACCAGGGTATTACTCGAGCCCAAGTAGTACTTTATCAGGAAAATGAGTTTTTTATTCCACTCGATGTCATATTCAAAATAATAAGCACAAGTGATGATATGCCATTGACGAAACTGAATGCTTCAAAGAAGCGAGAAACGATTTTTAGATTATATTGTCCCGAGACCGCAAAAGGTGGTCGAAAAATACCGAGTTTGAGTAAGGCTCATGTTATAAAGATCAATAAAGCTACGCCCCATAGTGGTCGTGTTTCAATGTATATGAAAAAGCGGATTCAAGATCAGGATGTAATCATAATTTGCGAGATTGACACTTCTGCGAATATTCATATTCATGTTCAGAGTAAAAAAAACTTTGATATGCTTGAAATACGAGATATTATTAGGGAAAATGTGAATCCGATTATAAACATTATTAAAAATTATATTGAACAGAGTGGATATAAAATGAGTGCATTTGATAGTTTTTATGACGACAATGTAGAAATTATTGACATGAATTATGTGTGTTATCTGGAAATAAGTAAAAATATACAATTGCGAAAAATTCTCGGGTGTGTTTCGAGTATATTTTCTGTCGAAAATAGTAATTTAAAAGATGGCATTGTAATGAGATTTAAGCGTGTGGCGAATTTTAACGAAATGGATAGTATTCAGTCATTTATATCCGATTTGTATAATAAGGAAACGCAAGAGGACATTATTATTTCAATGTTAATTGAAAATTTTCAACTAAGTGAAGAGGAATCTCAATTGAAATTAATAGATTATTTAAATGGTGTGCAAGTAGTCCAAAACATGAATCGTCGAAAATCGATGCGTTCTAAGGACAACCCCGGATTTTTAACTACAATAACACAAGATCAATTTCAATCTAATATTACAATACGAATTGATGGCATAAATAATATACGTTATTATGAAACATTGCCCATATATATTGATTCTCTAATTCAACTTACACAGAACCCGCCAGCCAAGTATGCCGAGAGTATTAAAAAATTGTGTACTGGGCGTCAAGAAAAAAAGCTTGAAGAGATGGTCGATATTATTGCTCCATCGGAACAAAACCGCGATATATATGACCCCATCGCGTTCGGAGAGAGTGAAGGAAATTCACCGAATGAAAGTGATAATATATTAGATTTATTGATACAAGATGATAGCGATGATGATGATGATGAAAGTGATGATGATGTGTTTGCGGGTGGAAACGACGACGATACACCGAGTCCTGTTAGCATAGAACTAATAGATTCAAGCCCAGAAGCAAGTCCAGAAGCAAGCCCAGATGCAAGCCCAGAAGCAAGCCCAGATGCATTCGACATAGATATTATATCCGACACACCCGAATCAATTCCTGAAGCACGTCCAGATGCATACCCAGATGCAAGTCCCGACGCAATAGACATAGACATTTTGGGAAGCAGCACACCACAATCAAGTCCCGATGCAATCGATGTAGACATTTTGGCTGATACACCACTTGCAAGTCCAGAAGCAAGCCCCGATGCAATCGAGGTAGACATTGTGACTGATACACCATTTGCAAGTCCACAAGCAAGCCCCGAAAAAGTCATTGATAATAAATCTGTCGAAAAAGTTGTTGTCGAACACGAAGAAGAACAACCCGAAGAAGAACAACCCGAAGAAGAACAAGACGAAACGTTAGTGAAGGATATAACGGGAATGTCTCTGTCATTTCCTAATCCATTTTTCCAACGTCTTGAAAAACGTGATCCGAAATTATATGTATCAACTCAGCAAGGAAAATTTAATGCCTATTCAAGAAGTTGTCAATGGAATAAAAGAAGGCAACCAGTAATATTGACAGATGCAGAGAAGGAACGTATTGATAAAGAACATCCAGGCTCGTATGATCAGGCTATGAAATATGGATCTTCTCCTGATAAAAAATTTTGGTATATATGTCCAAGATATTGGGACTTGAAGAAAGACACGAGTTTAACCGAAGCGGACGTAAAATCAGGTGATTATGGAGAGGTAATTGATATAAAAGCGACAAAAGTACCAAAGGACAAGTTCGTATTCGAATTTAATGATGGAAAGGAACATTTAGATACTAAAACGGGCAAATATGTTAACTATAATCCAGGATTCTTAAAATCGAATGTTCACCCAGACGGTCTATGTGTCCCATGTTGTTTCAAAACATGGAATTTACCAAATCAAGTGAAGCGAAAATCACAATGTCTTAACGACGATGTTGATATTAAAACAGATCGGATTGATACCGATGTTAATAAAGCAAAGACATATGAAATTGATGAATATGTCAAGGGGCCAGAAAAGATGCCATTAGAAAGCGGTCGAATAGGATATTTACCGAATCCAATTCAGCGTTTTTTGAATTTTGACAATAAAACATGTTATGTGAGTTCAAAAAATACCAATTTAAAACCGAATACAAGATGTGTCTTACGATATGGTATAGAAACCAGTAAAACAAGGTCTTTTATAGCATGTGTTGCCGATGCATTTTCAGATTTCGAAGAAAATAAAGAAATTCTTTCTATTTCTGGATTTATTAAGCATATTAAGAATAAGGACTCGGGAATACTTACCATCGATACATTTAGTTATTATCAAAATGGAAGTCTAATGAATACATTTTATAATCCAGACAAAGAAGTACAAATAGATGAATATCCCAATTCAATCGCTTATAAGTCAATGAATAAATCGAATGAAAATGAGCGCGATGCACTATTACGTCTAATAAATTCATATAATAATTTTTTAGATTACTTGGATAATCCCGATTCCCAATTAGATTACATGTATATGTGGGATATTATATGCACACCTAACCCGAGTCTTTTTTATAATGGATTAAATATTGTTATCATGGACATTCCTTCGGATGATACAACGAATAATATCAGTATTATATGCCCTACCAGTCATTACTCACATTCTCTTTTTGATATTAAAAAACCAACCTTGTTTTTAGTGAAGAAGTACGAGTATTATGAACCATTATATATTATCGAAGATTCTCATGATGGAAATAAAACGACACGGTCATTTGAACGATTGTTTACATATGGTAATTCTACGAATCCCCCAGGTATTAATGATTCACTCAAGGAATTCGAAACAATGTTTAAAACCATGTGCGCTCCATTAAATAGTATACCCAGTGAATATAAGTTCAAGACAAATATAACAGCAAAACTTGCACATGAAGAATTAGAAAAAGAAGATTACGTCGTAGAAAAACAAGTGTTAAATTTTCACTCAAAGGTTGTTGGTTTATATTGTAGTAAAGGTGAGATTGAAGGTTTCATACCTACATTACCATCTGGACAGCTTGTTGGTATAGATACGGTTTATTTTAATGATAGTAGTTTATGGTCAACCTATTTAGATACTGTCGAATTTCTTACACGGGTTCATAAAGAAACATCTGGTCGTATAATGAGTGCACCACATTCAAAAGTGTTAGAAGACAATATGATTGTTGGAATCGTAACCGAAACGAATCAATTTGTCGAACTTTCTGCACCTGAACCGAATCAATACGATGGAGACGGTCTTAAAATAATAGACAGTACTTCTTATAATAAAGTAGATATAGACACCCAATTAAGCACGGTTAAAGATGTAGAACGAATAGAATACGTAAAAAAAATTAAACTTGAAAGCGGGTTTTATAATGCGTTCCGAAATACATTGCGAAGTTTATTGAATAATTATCAATATATATCATTGCGTAAAGGCATAGAATCGATATCGAACTCGGTCGGGGTGTTGTATGTGTATAAATTGGAACGTATTGTGGAAATGTTGCATACACTTATGGACGATCATGTTGTGTTTGTTTCTTTTGAAAATATGGATTTTGATGAAATTTTCGGTTGTTTAAATACGAGTGAAGAATTATGTGCATCTCGCAAGTACTGTAGATATGAGAATGACACTTGTCGTTTATTATTGCCTCAAGAAAATTTATTGAATGGACAAAACAATGATAAAATGTATTTTGGTCGATTAGCCGACGAACTGGTTCGATATAACAGAATTAAAATGTTTATTTTTGAACCGAAAATGTATTTATCGTTCAATGATTTAAAATATAACCTACATGAAAACGAAATCATTTTATTACAGTCTCTCGTTGTTGGAGATTATTTTGATGATCTGGTCCCGGAAACACACAACTCATATATTAAACACATTAGTTATGATAATGCCGAACCATATATCACGCAATCATATTCCAATGTTTATTCGGACGTAGCATCAATAGATGCTGATTTACCCTCTATTGAAGAAGCTGTTATTAAAGAATCTTCTTGCACACCAAAACGGAAAAATATTTATGGAAACTTGCGCGCATTACTTCCATCCGATTTTAAAGAATTGTTTTATTATTCGCCCACGCCTAAATGTAGTTTTCAAGTAATAATCGATGTTATGGAGAATGCGAATATTTTCAAAACTATGAATGAAATTCGAGATGAATTGATAAATATTTATAAACCATTATTGGCCAAGTATGTTGGACAGTTGGTAGATTATTGGAAGCAATATGGAATGAAAGACTTGGCTGACATTCTAATAAATAAAAAGGCTACATTGGAGGACATTATATCAAGTGAACATTATGGATTGACAACCTTGGATATTTGGTTGTTAAGTGAAAAATTCGACTTGCCAGTAATATTGTTTTCTGCTACAAAGTTTTCGGAAAATAACCAACCCATATTACGTGTTAATCCGAACATAAAACTGAAATTTTATTTAATACAGCCACATATGCGCTACTCGAATAATACGCGGGTTAAATTAATTGAAAATAACAAGGACAATATTCTCATTGAACAACATGATATTACACCAGAGTTTGTCGAATTATTATCAAAGTCTCAATATACCTCTGGTATGGAATACTTGAAAACATATAAACGACCTGTAATCGTTCGTAATAAACGTCCATTACAAATAAAATAAAATAATTATAACTTATCAAAAATTATAATTATATTGCTTTGTACTGTATTGCATTGCATTGCACTGCGTTGCATTTTTATGTTATATTATATTTCACCATCTTCAATTGCATTGTCTATTATCAGTTGTAGATAATCTTCATCCATTGCATCCAATGTATCATCCATTTCGTCCAATGTATTACCCATCTCATCCAAGTTATCAGCTATATCATCCAATGCATCTACATCCATGGCGGAATCATCTATGGCATCTATATGATTCATATCATCATCCATGTCATCCATATTGATTCCAAATTCAATATTACTTATATCAGCATCATTATCAGCATCAAAAACGTAAGTTTCGTCGTCCGAGTCGACGATAGTGTGTTCACTATACATAAAATTCATGATATCATCATCACTATCATCTTCACTGTCATCAAACATAATATGTTGCAATTCAAAATTATCTTTACGATTATAATATAACTCATTCCATTTCATTTCAGGAACACAATAATTATTTTCCATCGTTTTATCATTACCCGTGTCGTCATGTATAAATAAACATAGTAAGTGTAATTCTTTTTTGGTTAATATTTTTTGAGGAGGATTTTTTATTTCAGAATCCACTGCAAAAATAGAAAAATAATTTTTATTTTCTCCAACAAAATAGCATTGTTTTTCAACATCAATAAGATCAGTTGTGGGTACATATGTCTGCGCGAATGTATTGCGATCACAATTATTTATATGGTTACTATATTCGTATAATTTATCAATGTTTTTAAATATTATTTTTCTACCAAAAATGGGATTTTCTATATGAAATCTTTTTAACGCAATTATCAACTGAGTTTTATTTTTTATTCGAACTCGTGAACTCAAACTAAGTATATTTAAATATATATGCATAAATTTCTGAAAAATCTGTATCATTCTATTTTTTGGGAAATTGGAATCGATAATAATTTTATTTTCAGACGGTTGTGTTTTATTAAAGTATCTCAGCATATTTTTTATACATTCTATTTTTTCGACGGTTGATTCCGTTTTGATAAAACATTTAATATTATGTTCTCGAATCAATTGTTCGTTGTTTTTTTCGAAATCATGTATATCAAAAAAGCAATCATAAAATCGCTCGAATATTATAGGCATTCTATATGGCGACGGTTTAAATGCACTATAAATTTTAATTAATGAGCTTTTCGAAAATGGAAGATTGGTATATGGATTTTTTATAACATTTGGCTCACTGAAGAATTTATCATGAAATGTCAAAGAGTTGTTTATTATATTAACTATATCACATAGACTAAATGTGTATCGTACGTCGTTTTCCACAACAGATACCTTTCTATTTTCTTTAATATCATCAAGACTGTTGAAGTTTAAATCCTTATTACAGTCATAATTTTGAATTTTTTTTAGTCGCCAATGTTTTTTCAGAGCATATATACCAAATATGCACTTCTGACTTTTTTCAAATATGTCAAAAAGATCGTTTCTATTATATTGATTAAACGCATTATTTTTCGACAATAATTTTTTCATAACAAAAAATTTATTTTCAATAAATTCAGTATATATATCATATGATTTCTTTTTCATATTTTGTAAAAAATAGTTTTTGACTAATATATCATCACCTATTAATTCAAAAATTTTATAATATAAACTTGGTTCCATTATATAGTAATGAATACATGTATTTAAATCTTCAAGGGTGTAATATATAATCTATATAAAAATATTTACTTGTTAAATGTCTAAAAATTCATATTATAATCGTCATCTGCGTCGCCCAAGTCGACTTGTTTAATTCCAACCACATTATTTAAGATTGCGATATTCTCCGCACTACACTTGTCCGCAATGTCTTGTGCGAATCCAATACTCTTCTCAATATAATCTTGCTCGTTTTCAAGTTCATATTCGTACGATTTCATAGTGCTCATCTTCTTCAAGTCTCCATAAAGTTGAAAGCTATTGGTTCCAAAATATCCTTCTTGTCCACACATGACATTAGAACTAACTCCTCGCATAATATCCAATTCACCATGACGTGCTGCCTTCAAGAACATTTCAGGTGTCTCTTCAAAAGATGCCTTGGCAATGGGTCCAATATTATCATTATTAATACCATTTCTGAAAATGGAAATCATGTTGGCCGAATATGTCATACGATCACATAATAGGGCCAAGTGATGGTAGTTAATATATGTACTATCATGCGCCAATACTTCGGACAATTCGTTCATAATCGACATGCGCGCTGCTTCAATTCCAAAGGTGCGATACATCTCACGAATATCATTACTATATGTGCGCCGGTTATTAATATAATCAAGGGCGAGAACATCAATTAAATTCGATCCCTTTGTATCGAGAACCCATGTTTCACGCTTGACGAATTTTCCATTCTCTTTATGTAAAGGACTAACATTGACCTTTTTATCACCTTCCAATACCAAGCTGTCTGCAATCTTACGCAAAACGACCTTCTCAATCCCCTTCACACCGCGAAGGATAATATTATCCAATAACTGGTCTTGAAAATTCTTCAAAATATAAATTTCATCTGACTGATCCAATGGATTTATCTTATTCAATAACTTTTTATTAGAAAGCAGTTGATTCACGCGAAGACGGAAAACCAATTTTTCGGAATTGTAATCGGAATAGACACATGATATATCATTTCCGTGTACATTGGCTATCGCAAAGTTAATATCTTCCATGGTAATCTTTCTATCCAACAACGCCTCCTTGTCGAGTGCCATTCGAATAATCCAATTAGAACGCTGCTTATCATCTCCGGGCTGTTCCATACATTCCTGTACCATAGTTTCGAATTCATGGTATTGTTGCAATGTTTCGCGATCTTCCTCAATAAGGGTGTTTAGATCATCTGGGTCAAAACAAATCTCCATTCCAGAAACCACTTCACGTAGAGGAGTATGTTCAATCTCGGGGATAAGCTCTTGTGCTCGCTCCTTGTTGTGCTCCTCATGATCTTTCAAATAAATTGTAATGGATGGATGCTTGGGATTATCGGATAAAGACAAAATTTCTTCAATACGAGGTACACCGAAAGAAACATTCGACTTACTTGCTACACCTGCCAAGTGGAAAGTATTAAGAGTCATCTGTGTGGTTGGCTCACCGATCGACTGCGCGGCAATCATTCCAACCATTTCACCGGGATTTACAATCGATTGCTTATAAATCAATTGAATGGTTTCAAGAAGCGAAATGAGTGCTGCTTTATTAAAACGCTTCACCATGAGCAAGTCTTTGGGTGTCAGATAGTAATAATACAGTATTTCGAAAAGTTCAGTAGGTGCAAAGTAATAATTGCTTTTCATTGTAGCCATGTTTGCTTCAATCATTTCGAAAGCTTCATAGGGTGTAATATCAACGATTGAATTCTTTGTGATATTTTGAATTCCTTGCACATTATTAATAATATGCACCATCGCAACTGGAAGATGAACCATTTTTTCACTCTTGTTTTGGAAAGTATTTTTCACAATCTTGTTGCGAGCATCCATCATGTAATCAATATATTTTAGACACTTTTCGTCGAGTTGCTTTTTCTGTTTCTTCATACGAGTAACTGCGGCCTTTGTATACGAAGTTGTAAAAATTGCGTCTTTCAAGTCATCGCTTGGCATATGAAAGTGGGCATAAATGTCTTCAATGGACATTTCAGCAATAGGAAGAAATTGGTTTTCTACTCGAATGGTATCAACACCATCATCGCCATATGCATATTGTACAATTTTCTGTTTATTATTGCGAACAGTCATATCGTATTCCACCTTTAGATCTTCCATGCCTTTAATCAATCGACGTTGAATATAACCAGTTTGCGAAGTTTTAACCGCTGTATCAATAATACCAATACGCCCACCCATTGCATGAAAGAACAATTCTTCCGGGGTTAGACCACCAATGAATGAGTTTTCGATAAATCCACGTGCACCAGGAGAATCATCATACTTAGTAAAGTGCGGTAGTGTTCTACTTTCAAAGCCATATGGAATACGCTTACCTTCCACAACTTGTTGCCCAAGGCATGAAATCATTTGAGAAATGTTAATCTCACTACCCTTGGAACCAGCATTTACCATCATAACAAAACGATTGTCGGCATTAAGACTTTTTTGACCAATCTTACCCGCCTCACCCGTGGCTTTATTCAAAATATTGGTGACTCGGGTTTCGAACTCTTGTTCATTCGAACGACCGGTTTTATTTTCAAAAATACCAAGATGTACTTGATCAATAATATTTTTCACTTCCAATTTCTTTGAAGTAATCGATTCAATAATTTTGTCATTCGTTTCCTTATTCGCAATAAGATCACTAATACCAACACTATATGCACTGGTTTTCATGTACTCGGTAATCAAGTTTTGTAAGTTGTCAACGAAATCTGCAGATGCCTTGTTTCCATAATAATTACAGATGCGCTGCAAAATTCCCTTTCCATTGGATCCAAAACATCCCTTGTCCAATTGACCGCGAACATATTTACCCGCTTCAATCTCCAAAACATTGTTGGATGTCTTATAATCTTCATCTTCATCATATTGCTTCGTCTTATACTTCATAGTAATCGGCGGCATAACTTGACTCATGAGTTCAAAATTGCTAATCTTACTCTTTCCGACAAAAGCACCAATGTCTATGTTCGGGAGAGCCATTAGTAGATTCATTGCTTGTAGTGGGCTAAAATCGATATTTTTGCGCGTAAAACGATATGCACCAAGAAGAGAATCCTGGAAAATTCCTACAATTGAAGCATTGTTCGCCGGACTAATAATTTGATAAGGAACTGCTGCGAGGTTTTTCAACTCCGATTCAGATTCTTCGTCTTGTGGCATATGAAGATTCATCTCATCACCATCAAAATCTGCATTATAAGGCTTTGTGTCAGCAACATTCATGCGAAATGTATCACCCTTATACATGATTTTAACAAGATGACACATCATGGACATTCTATGTAGAGTTGGCTGTCTATTAAATAGAATTCCGTCTCCATCCATCATGTGGCGATGAACTATATCGCCGTCATTTAGAACCATGCTTTCTCTATCGGCATATCGCAGTGAAACACTACCACCATTCTTGCGTTCGAGAATTTTTGCACCGGGATAGTGGTCAGGACCATTTAGTACCAATTGGCGAAGAAAGTTTTTATTCATTTTATTTACCGTTATAGGCTTGGTAATATTCTTTGCAATCTTTAGCGGTACACCGAGTTCACGAATCGACAAGTTAGGATCAGGTGTGATAACAGAACGGGCTGAAAAATCCACTCTCTTTCCCATAAGATTGCCTCTTACACGACCACCCTTTCCATTTAGACGTTCCTTAATTGCTTTCAGTGGACGACCTGATCGTTGAGTTGCCGCATCAGCGCCAGGTATTTTATTATCCACCTGTGTAGCGACATAATATTGCAACACCTTGTGCCAATCGTCGATAACATTCGGCATAGCCTCTTCTTTAATTTTATCCTGCAACATCTTGTTTGCTTTCAAAATATTAACCAGAATATGCGTAATATCATCTTCACTTCGCTGATTACCATCCATACGAATAGATGGTCTTACTGCTGGTGGAGGAACGGCTAAAACACTACATACCATCCAATCTGGTCTGGAAAACGTGGGACTAAATCCCATAAAATGAACATCTTCATCTGAAATACGACGGAAATTTTTCATTACGAGTTCGGGAGTGACGCGGACACTTAGACCACCTTCGGCCATTTCTTCTTGTGTCATACCTTCTCCACCCTCCCATTCTGCATATAAAGTAGCTAAATTCTCTTTGCGAAATTTCTTTGGTTGCTCACATCCACATCCATTTTCATTGTCGTCGCCACATTTTAACACATTACTGGCCAGTTTAAAAACATAATTCCACCGTTCCTCTGCTCGCATATTAAGTGCTTGCTTATATTTTTCTTTGCTTATCAAAAGACTACTACACTTGATACATGTGCAACGCAAAATTTTGATAATGGTACTTAAATATTGTATGTAAAACACCGGTCTTGCCAATTCAATATGACCAAAATATCCCGGTGTCTGCATGTAGTCCAACCCGTCAGTCGGACAAATCATACCGGGTTCAAGTACACCCATTCTCGGATCAAAAAGGCCACCGATTTTTGGTTTATTGTTTTCATATGGCACTGGTGATGTTATTTCAGCAACAGATGCCTTTCTAATTTCATCGGGAGACAAAATACTAAATTGTATACCAATGATTTTAGATACATTCTTTTGAGGAATAATATTATTAAACTGTTCAGACATCCTTCTTATATTTACCATATAATATTTAGATTGTTTGTCATCATTTTTTATTTATAAATAAAAATTGAAGATAAACAAAGTTAAATACAATTTATATATTCACCCAAATGGTAAAGCCCAACACCCCTAATAATAAGAATTCTATCATGTCATCAGAAGAAACACATAACGTAAGACGCAAGCGCATCATTGAGTCATCGTCGGATAGCGATAATGGCGAGGACGACGATGATGTAGTAAGCGGTAGCGAAAGTGAATCTGAAAATTCAGATGATTATAGAAAATTGATTGCTAAATTATTTCCATCCAAATATATGAAGAAACGTGTGAGCGAAATTAGTAGCTCAAAAAAAAGTGCCAAGAAGGCGATCAAGGCCGATCTTGCTGCTGCTGCCGATGCCGATGCCGATGCGGCTGATGAAAAAAAGAAGAAGAAACGCAAAAACAAAAATAAAATTATTCAAAAGGAAGAGGAGAGTGAAGAGGAGGAAGAGGAGAGTGAAGAAGATGAGGAGGAAGATGCTCGTATTTTGAGAAAGGTGAAGGAAGCTAAGAAGAATTTCAATATCATTTTTACAATTGCCGACCCAACTGGTTCCTATGATGAGGATGAAGATTATGAGGATGATTCAGAT